CCTTGAAGATTTTGTGCGCCTGAAGTCGTTGTCCACTAAAGAATACTCTGACATCAAAAAGCAAACCGCCGCTGATGCAATTACTGCCACGCAGACTGACAAGGTCATGCGGGATTTTCAAGAACTTGATAATCGGCTGCGTGGTGCTTCAAATAACATTGAGGCCGCTTTTATCCGAGGCCTCGATCCGCTTATTCCCAGCCTTACCGGATTGTCTGTTCATGTTACCGATGCCCTGACCAGATTCATGGCGTCCATCAAACCAGCCGATATTGACAAGCTCGGTAAATACATTGATGAATTTGGTAATTATCTCAGCAGTAAACAATTTCGTACAGACATCAAAAACTTTGGCGAAGATTTACATACACTTGCTGGTGCGGTAGCGAGTGCCCTTAAGCTATTAGGATTCAAACCAGCAGCGGGAGCTTTGATTGGGGCTTACGCTGGTGCAAAGATCGCCGGTCCTGCCGGGGCCGTGGCTGGGGCGTTACTAGGCGGCACGGCAGGGGAGCTAAAAGAATATACAGGTGCCCATCCCGAGTCATTGCCTGATAACCCTTACAAGGATCAATGGTTTCCAACCGTGGATATGAGCGGGGTAAAGAATTTTCTTCGCCTTGGTGGCGGTGCTGGCCCCTCAGCCCAAATTGACATAACCCCGCCAGGAGAAAAGCCCAGTAGTGGATTCGATCTTATGGGGCTTATTAGGAAGCTCGAGGGTAGCGGGGACAACGCTATTTCCAAAGCATTCGGTGCGGGGCACGGCGGCGCAATTGGCCGTTATCAGATCATGCCGGGCACAGCAAAGGAGCTAGGGTTTGACCCCGCTCAGCTTACTGACCCGGCCTACGCGCTCCAGGTAGCAAAAGCAGCCGTGCAGGATATCATAAAGCAAGGGGCCAAAACCCTTGATGAGATTTTGGTTGGGTACAACTCATCGCCCAAATTCTTGAAGAAATTCATTGCCAGCCACGATGACCCGTCTGTCTTAATGCCGGAAACACAAAAGTATTTACAGCACGCCCACAAATTGATGGCAAGTGCGGGAGCGGTTAGTATTAACATTTACAACAATACAGGCGGCAACGCCATCGTCTCCGCCGGACAATTGGCCCGCTAATGGCAAACGGTATTGCATCTCAGTTTACCCTTGGATATGAAATCTCGCCCATTCTTTTAACGGGGGCTGGGATTGTTCCTAACGGACAAATCTTACCTATTGTATCCCTCACAGAGCCTTCTGGTTCCGGCGCAGACCAATCCGATCTAGACAGCTTCTTCGCTCATTTTGTACCGTTGCCTGGATCAACTTTGATTGATCAGGTAATCGGTACTTACCCTTTTGCCAATCAGGCGGTTGCTGCCAACGCGGTTATTACCCAACCGCTAACCATTTCACTCAAGATGATCTGCCCCGCTCGAACTAGCGATGGGTATTCCGGCAAGTCATCAATCATGACAGCCCTGCAAGCGTCTATTGCACAGCATAACGTATCTGGCGGAACCTATACTGTTGTTACCCTTGCTGGGGTGTGGGAAAATCTGGTAATGAAGAGCTTGCGTGATATTAGCGCCAACTCTTCGGCTCAGCCACAAACCGAATGGCAATGGGACTTTATTCAACCATTGCTTCAGCAACAGCAAGCGGATCAAGCACAGAATAATTTGATGCAGAAGGTAAGCAATGGAAATCAAGTTACCCCAGATAGTACGGGGAACATTTCACAATCAGGCACTACCCCGGCGGCCTCCGATTCAAACAAATCACTAATCACAACACCCACGGAAACCCCCATAAATTCACCAGTGTTTGTATGACCACTTATTTTCCGTTTGTTTCTGGTCCCAACATCTTCCAATTTCAACCAACCTTGGACAATCAAGTTTACAGCGCAAGCGTGACCTGGAATCTATTTCGGCAAGGCTGGTACCTGAATCTGGTAGACAGCTCCGGTAATTTTATCGTGTCAAAGGCTTTGGTGGGATCGCCTTCCGCCCTGAATCTTCAATCTCTATCGTGGGCAATGGGGGTGGTGGCCGCAACTGTGATTAATCCTCACGGTTATAAACTGGGTACTACCTTGCAGCTAACGGTATCCGGTGTGAACCCCATTGCTTACAACGGCATCTGGATGTGTCTGATTACTGGTCCAACAACTTTTACTTACCCCCTGCCGGCCTACCCAGGACAGTCGTCAGCTTTGGGCGCGGTCAGCAGCGACATCAATCTAGTCTGGGATTACTTTCAGACCACGACTCTGGTCTTCCGGGACGCCTCACAAACCTTTGAGGTTGTACCGTGAGCCGATACTATAAAATTGACCTCTTTGCCCCAAGCAATACCGGAACAACACCAGATGAAACCTATACCAGCTTTCCAAACGGAAAGATCGACCCCAACGCTCTGACTGTTGAAATGGATGTGACGGTAGTGGCGTTTGGTGCCCCCGACGGTAGCACAAACCCTTATCTCCGCATTTGGGGTATTCCGCTCGGCACTATTTATTCAGCCGGTAAATACAACCCTAAAGGAAACACCCTAGGTTACGGTATTTCAGTTTACGGTGGAATGCAGAAGGGCTTGCCCTTAGCTGATCCCTCGCAAGCCGGGCTACTATTTAATGGAACTGTTCAGCAGGCTCTTGGTAATTGGATTGAGCTTGATCAGACCCTGGATTTTTACATCATAGCAGCCAACACCAGTGCGCTAGGCCGCGCCCCGGTTAATCTTTCTTTTAATTGGAAGAAGGGCACGCCACTTGGGACCGCCATACAAAATACATTGAAGGTCGCCTTCCCTAATTACGAAGTCAACGTGACCGGATGCAAGCAAATACTGAATTACGACACACCCGGCTATTACGAGAATGTTGTGCAATTTGCCGATATGATCCAAGAGATCACTTTAGCGCAAGGACAGGAAATCTACGGCCCCGATTACCAAGGGGTCAAAATTTGGTTTACTAACAAGACCTTTTATGTTGATGATTTTACGCAGCCTTCCCCTGCACCCACTGCAATTGCTTTCAAGGATTTAATTGGGCAGCCGGCATGGATTGATTCCGTCACCCTGCAATTTAAGTGCGTCATGCGTTATGATTTGGTAGTTGGCAGCCTCATTACAATGCCGAAGGGTATCTATACCACGACGCAGGCGTCAAATTCATTCACACAAGACCAGTCAATTCAATTTCAGGGAACGTTTCAGATTACTGTCATTCGGCATGTGGGAAATTCCCGCCAGCCCGACGCAGCATCTTGGGTCACGGTTTTCAACGCCATTACAAAACCAGTTGCAGCAGGAGACACGAGTTCTCTAGCCCCGGTTGATGAGAATAGCTAATGGCAGACAATAGTCAGAAAACCGCCCTTACCACATCACTGAACAGCTTTGCCAAAAGAAAATACCTCAATCAGCTTCAGCTTGAAGGCAAGGCGCTGCCGGCAACCGTGGTTTCTGTGCTAGGTTGGATCGTAGTGGTCAACGTAGCGGTAACCAGCAAATTTACCATCCCCCAATTGATGGTTCCTGTAGCCTCATCGGAATACGACTATCTGCCCTTGCAGGTAGGCGACACGGGGCTTTTAGTGCCCGCTGACGCTTACCTTGGGGGCATCAGCGGCCTGGGGGGCGGCACAGCCCGATTTGGCCTTGTGCCTAATCTCAGCGCCCTCTTGTTTGTGCCGAACGGCAACAGCAGTTTCCCTGTTCCCGCTGATCCCAATTCTAGACTGATCCAAGGTCCAAACGGTGTTGTTATTCAGGACATAGGGAAGAAATCTGTGATCACTTTAACACCCGATGGAATAACCATTGTGCTGCAAAACGGTGATGCTGTAGCCATAACGGGAGACCTAACAGTGACCGGAGATATTACTGCTGGCTTTGGCGGGGGCGATTCCGTGACTTTGCAAAATCATACCCACAGTGGCGGATCGGTTGGAAGCGGGACTACCACCGCTCCGGATGCCGGTACGTGAGAACCTATGGGCGCATCTTTTTCCCCAACCATACCTACCAATGGGTCGAAGTTGATACCCAAGCAGACGGTAATAACGATGCGGTATATTTAACCACCCTCGCACAAGTCTTGCTGCTTAATTTGAACGAAAGCCCATTCTACGCCAATTATGGAATACCAGCACACCCCGCTGTGGTACAACAGGTCTTCCCGGATTTTTATGTGACTCGAACCCAGCAGCAATTCTCTGGCCGCTTTGCCAGTATCATCATCTCCAAAGATCCACTGCCCACACCTACCTACGAGGTTGCCGTGACCACACATTCGGGTACAAAACTGGGCCTTAGTGTGCCAATATGAGCAGCCCCGGATTTTTCCCGCTGAATATAACAACCGCAGGCGTGCAGCCCACGCCCCCGGCTGTTCTGCTGGCACAATTGATCTTATTGGTGACCGCTACCAATCCGGGGTATACCGCCAATCTGCCCGGATCGTTGATCGAGGATATCTCCAGCACCGATGTGGGGGCCTTGATTGTTTGCGATCAGGCACGTGTGGAGTTGCTGAATTCCTTGACCGCCCTCGGATCGAACGCCTTTCTATTGGCCCAGCTTGGTCAAATGCTGGGTATTCCTATCGGTACCCAAACCAACACATCGGTCTATTGTGTATTTTCTGATGCCTCTGCCCCCGGTCAACCCGTTGCTCAAGGCTTTCTTGTAAGTGACGGGACCTATCAATACACCGTGCAAGATGGCGGTATCCTGGATTCATCGGGTAATAGCCCCCCGCTTTATTGCGTCGCGACTGTCCAGGGGTCATGGGCTGTACCGCCGGGGACAGTAACCCAAATCGTAACATCGCCCCCTCCTGGGATTACTTTTACCGTTACCAACCCCAACGCGGGGATACCGGGGGTAGCATCAGGGGAAACCCAAGCCAGCTATCAAGCACGGGTCTTTCAAGGCAACCTCGCTGCCTCGCAGGGCATGACCCGTTATCTAAAGACCTTGCTTGGACAAGTCTCAGGCGTGCAGCAAAGATTAATTTCGGCCATTTCCCAACCCGGTGGCGGCTGGCTGATCATGGTAGGCGGCGGTGATCCTTACGAAGTAGCGAACGCCATCTTTCAATCATTGTTTGATGTTTCCACATTGGTGGGGTCGACCATTCGCGTGACAGCGGTTTCCAACGCCAGCCCCGGTAAGGTTACAACAGACATTGCCCACGGCCTGGCTACTGGGCAAGCCAATGTTCACGTATTGGGTACGGCGGGGATTACCATGCCGTCATCTGGTGGTCCGTATACCATAACCAAAACAAACGATTATCAATTTACTATCGGGCAGGATACTACCAGCAGTGGGGCCTGGACCAGCGGTGGGGTTGTCACCCCCAACTCACGCAACGTCTCGCCCGCCATTCCTGACTACCCCAACACCTATGTCATCCCATTCGTGGTGCCTTTGGTTCAAACCGTGACCATGACAGTCACATGGAACACCACATCATTGAATTTTGTATCAGCAGCGGCGGTAGCCCAATTTGGTGCCCCCGCTCTCGCGGCTTATGTCAATTCCATTGCGGTGGGGATGCCAATCAATCTGTTTGAATTACAGGAAACCTTCCAGCTTGCGATTGCGTCGATCCTTAATCCCGTGCTTTTAACCCGCATGGTATTTGCTGTCAGTATTGACGGAGTGGGTGTTAGCCCCACTTCAGGAACCGGGATCATTCAAGGCGATACCCAAAGCTATTTGACCGCTACCGTTGCGGGCATTGTGATCTCTCAAGGTTAGTATGGCAGATTTCCCCCCGGCAGGGCCAACCACGCTTCTAAAGGTTATCCCGTCATATTTGTATCAAGAATACAATGATGACGATGATCTGCAAGCCTTCGTTGATTCGCAGAATGAAATCACCCAGGGCGATGTCGATTGGTTTGTTAATATCAATCTTCCTGTTTATACCAGTCCATCTATAGCTGGACCGTTGCTGGATTTAGTTGCTTTTGGCATTTACGGGATGACCCGCCCCGCACTCCCATCCGGTACCAATCGAAACATCGGACCTTATAATACCTGGTTGTATAACCAGATTGCCTACAATCAACTCAAGGTTATTGGCAACCAAGACTATGTCGCTACCTCAGACGATATCTTCAAGCGTATTTTGACTTGGCAGCTCTATAAAGGCGACGGCAAAGTCTTCAACATTCGCTGGCTGAAACGCCGGATCATGCGGTTCCTTTTCGGAGCCAACGGCACCGATCCGCCGGTTGTGACAACCTATCCAATCAGTGTGACGTTTGGTCCGGCCAATCAGGTCAATATCAATATCGGACTTGGAACACGAACTGTTACTGGCGGGGCGTTATATAACGCCTTTGCTTACAATCAAACGGCTTATAACCAGCTAAATTCATTCTACACCCCCGCACCCGGAATTCCCACAGCAGCGATCCTAAAAGAAGCAATTCTGTCTGGGGCCGTAGAGCTGCCGTTTCAGTTTTCATACACTGTAAACACGCCTTAGAGGCTGTCTAGGAGAAATCAATGTCGACAATTCTTTTTGCAAATCTTGGTAAAAGCACCTTGGCTGGCGGCATTACCAATGTGGCAACCACCGTTAATCTTGCAGTTGGAACCGGAGTACTTTTTCCTGCGCCCGGAGCGGGGCAGTATTTTGTAGCAACTTTTACCGATGCCTTGACCGGTTTGCTAAACGAGATCGTGCACGTCACTAACATTACAGGTGATGTTGCAACTATTGTTCGCGCCCAGGAAAGCACCACAGCCCTTGCGTGGCTGGCAGGAGATTTGTTCGACAATCTCTGCACAGCCGGCACGATGCAATCCCTTTTTGGATCTCTCATTCCTGGAACTGGCGCGCAACTTCAATACGTCAGCACAACGTCATTATTGCTTGCGCCGGCAGCAGGCGGGCAGCTTTGGATTAACGGTATTAACTACGCTGTTCCTGCAAGCTGCAATCTTGCGTCTTCCGCCTTTTCTGCGACCACGCTTGGCTATGTCTACGCCTACATGAGCGGAAGCACGATGACGCTTGAGGCATCGGCAACTGGTTATACGCTTGCATCAAATGGCATCCCGCAGAAAACCGGCGACGCGACTCGGACGCTCGTCGGTATGGCTTACCCGGACGGATCGACACACTTCAACGACAGCGTAACGAAGCGAAATGTGGCGTCATATTTCAACCGGACGAATAAGAGCGTTCAGGGACCGACGACTGGGGTGACAACTATAACGAGCGGGGCTTTTATTGAAATAAATACGGCCGCGCGGGTCGAGGCGTTGACTTGGTTGACCGACGCCGTAACCCCGATTCTTTTTGGAGCGGCTATTTTCAGCACCATAGCTGATGTTGCGATTGCCGTGGTGGGAATTGACGGCTCCGGAATCGGTTATGGCGAATCCTCTCAGGTAACGGCGACCGTCACTCAAATTGGGGTGGGGGCAAATTATTCCGCGAATCTTGCGGATGGTCACCACCTCTTCTCACCATTTGGTGCGTCAAACGGCGGCAATACCGTAGGCTTTAATGTTGGCTTGAACTTTGACGTTCGCAACTGATTAGGTAATTTCAATGCCCGCTGACCGCGCCTTACGAAACAACAATCCGGGCAACATAGACGCTGGTGATCACTGGCGGGGTTTGTGCCCTGTTGATCAAATGACGCCAGAGCAAAAAGCCGAGACCCGCTTTGCCGTCTTTGCGTCGCCACAATACGGCTTCCGTGCCTTGGCAATCATCCTACTCAACTACCAGAAAATCCATGGCCTCAAATCCATTGGCCAGTGTATTTCTCGCTGGGCACCCAACAGCGAGAACAACACCACAGCCTACATTTTGGCCGTAGCAAACTACATGCAGGTTGGCCCTGACGCACCCCTTGACTTAACTAACCCAACAGTTCTCAGCCAAGCCTGCAAAGGCATTGCCATACACGAAAGCGGCGGTTGGGTTTTCCAAGACATTGATTTACAGGCTGGCGTCACAATGGCCGAAGCGATTTAGATACGCTTTAGAGGCGGTAGCATTGGTTTCCGGTATCGGCGTGGGGGCGGACCTCCTGGCGTCGATTAATACCGGGGCTAGTGCTACCACCCCTGGAGCGATAATGCTTTTCCAGGAATACAGGAGGTTCAAATGAGTTCTACAGGTACACCCACACCCGCCGCAGCCGCGACTTCAATCGGTGCAGAAATAGCCGCCGATGGCGAAGCTTTTATCCAAAGCGCCGAAGCCGATCTCACCACCGTTATGGAAGCGGCTTGGGTATGGGTTAAAAATGAGTTGGCGGCTCTTGAGCCGGCAGTCCTTGCCGATCTGAAAACTGCCGTTGCCACCGCCGCAACGGAAGCAATTGCGACCGGCTCGACCGGGAGCGTCGTGACAGACACGCTTAACATCTTGGCCCGCGATGGGACGGCTGTCTTGACGCAGGTAAAGAGCGACGTTGTGACCGCCGTTGTTGGCCTTACGACCGCGACCCCAGCGAAGTCCTAACCAAATAGCGCGGGAGAATTCGATGCGAAAGATGCTTTGTCTTCTCCCGCTGCTGTTAGCTGGTTGTGCAGTATTTCCCAGCTCCAAGAATTATACCCCAGTCGTTGCCCGCTACGTCAATATGAAACAATATCAAGCCGACCTCGAAGAATGCCACTGGACCGCAGATAATTATTTACCCGGTACAGATGTTGGGACAATTGCCCAGCAAACATTTTCCGGGGCCACAAACAATACGGCAACTGCTGTTATCAACCCGCTAGTGCCTTTGGCGGGTGCTGCTGGCGGAGCGGCAGGGGCTGTCATATCCGCTTACGATCTTACCGGGCAGGATTCCATAAAAATCCTTGTTCGATGCCTTGCTAAAGAAACCGCCGAGGACGGTTCTGCCGTCATCGCTGATCCACACGAATAGGAGACATGAATGATTGGAATAGATTTCGCGCCGCTCATCCCAGCCATAAACGGGATGATCGTCGCGGTCGCGGGCATCATAACGGCCTCGACGCCCGTCATCGCCTACTACGTCGTCGTCTGGCTCCGGAACCACGGGATCGCCGCGTCGCAGGCTGCGATGTCGGTCATCGTAGACCGCGTCAACGCGACTATCGTGAACGGCCAGAAGTACGCGACGACAGCGGCGGACGACGGTATCAATAAGCTGACGATAAACGTCTCCGATCCAACTGTGGCCAAGGCAGCGAATTACGCAATTATGCAGTCGCCGGATCTCTTTAAGAAGCTCGGGTTCGACGTCACGACTGAGGAAGGGCAGCAGGCAGTCGTTCGGATGGTTACAGCACGGTCCGTCTCAGCACTCCCATCCCAGTCGCAGCCTGCCACAGACATCAACGTTCACACGGAGAAACCTAATCCATGAAATACAACATCACGGTCGAAGGTGGCCATCAGGCCGAGGTCAACATCGAGATGGACGCAAAGGGCGGCTTCTCGGGAACCGTCGTCAGCGCCGACTACGGGACCGGCGAGATTGCGAACGGGAAGGCAAACGGCCCGGCACTCTCGGGGAATGTAAGTCTCGACGGTTATGACGCCGACTTCAGCGCGACGGTAGCAGGGAACGATATTACTGGCGCGCTAAAGTACGGGTGGTTCTTCAACAAGAGCTTTTCAGGTACGCAGGCCGCTTAAGGCTTGAGGAAAAAAGGCGACTGACAGCTCGGGGTCGAAGCCGCGCTATTGATGTTAAACAAACCTGGGAAAATAAATGACCATCAACAGTCTTGCGATTATCATGAGCATGACCTTATCGACGATTTCCATCTTGGGGGTGGTGTATTTTGTCGGCGTAAAGCTAACAACACTACAGATTAAAGTTGATACTATGTGGGGGGTCTATCTTCGGCGCGCGTATACCGAGTTGGTGGGCTCAGATTTAGGTGTCCGAAACAGCCCCCTTCATCTGACCGATAGCGCGATGGTACTGATGTGCTCGTTAGGTAAGCGATTTTTTCTGTAAACCTCCGGGGATTACTCTCCCTCGGTCCCCTGAGTAACTTGACCCGCTGGCCCCTCAAAAGGCTGGCGGGCCTTTTTCATGTCTATGGCTTTTTGGTAATCCGAAGCCGCGCCGGCTGAACCAACACTGGCCTACGCTTCCGCCTGCGAGATATTTCCCGATCCAGGGTGCGCCCCCGCGCTTTTGCCAATTGATCAACGGTTTGGTAAGGCCCCACATCGGGTAAAATCACGATGGCATCATAGACTTGCGCTTCTGAAAGCAGACGAGCCATACCCTCATGAACTGAAAAGACCGTTGTACGCGGCCCCATGTCCGTAAGCACGCGAGTAAAAATCCGGCTCATGTATGCACACCAATATGACGTAAAGCGGTATCGAGCAATTCCATTTCTTCCGGGGAAAGCAGGGTCAGCATCTTTGTATACGCCAACGTCCACGGCCTGCCCCAAGACTTATCAGACTTCAGGTCATTGCGAGATTTTTCCACCAAGTATTTATAATACCAAATGGCTTCCTCCTGATGAAGATCGGCAGTTGCAATAGCGGAGATTCGCTCCAGACTTCGATAATAAGAGGCAGATCGGGCACACTCCAAAATACGCCCGCAAACGAAAGCCGGACCCCAGCCCTGTAGATTGATGGATTTTAACAGATCAATCTTCTGTGCGTCGCTCATTAACATCTTTTATCTCCCTATTTACCAAGCGTACAATTTCTCCACACTCATAACATACGACTTGGTCTACATTCGGGCTGGGAGTGGATTCTTGGTAAGTGGTAGGATGATCACACATCAGCTCACCTTACGTTTCGATTGAACCCGTTGCAAACCCATACAAAGACCATCAGCGGACCCAGAATTGCCCCTACCAACACACCGAGATTACCACCCTCGGATGCGTCCAGCATTGCGCCGGCAACCATCCCAGGTAAAACCCAGAGCCAGATCAGGAGCATTTGGTATCCCCTCTCAAAACAACCACTCGGAATCAGGATTGTAAATTCCACAAGTCCGATCAATTTTGGCCTCGATTGCACGATCTGCAAAACTTTCATCATCGTCCTCAACAATTGGGTCAGCATCCGCCTTTGCGATCAGGCCAAGGGGCGTACCACAATTCCGGCAAACTATTTCGTTCGAGCGCGAGTCCAAGCTGGGCCGCTCTTCGCGGATTAGGTGCCTACAGTATTTCTGTTTCATTAAAGTTCCTTTAATGGTTAGGCCCTTGCCAGGCCGGGTTTGGGGTCGGATGGGGCTAGGATAGGGGCAGGGGCCGGATCGCCCGCCACGGCAAGCCTGTGGCCCCTAGAATCAAAGACCGGGGCCGGGGTTTGGGGGGCTCCAAAGGTCGCCAGGGCCTCAGGCGACCAATAACAACTCAAAGCCGCTTTCAGGGCCTTCAGGGATGATCCACGAACCAGGCAATAGGATGAGTCCAATTCCTCTGGGTAAAGGTCGTCTACAAGAATCTTGAATACGATGGCAGCCAGGGAAATGTGGCTGTTGCCCCTGCGCCGGTCGACCTGGGTAATCTTGGCCCGTTCGTACCATGGAATGTAAATCTTGTTATAATCTTCCCACTGTGATTGATCCATGACATCCAGCGGACTTAAAACCCGCCCGCGCGATCCCCCACCACCCTCAAAGCCGCGCCCCGCAATCCCCATAAATCTCCCAAACGCCGTCCAGACCCTTTTGATACATTCCGCCGCCTCTTCTTGCGATGAATCCAACCGCGCGTCCTTGTTGCGGTAAGCACGTATCCACGAAATTGAATCCAGGCGCGGTAGCTTGGGCGTCCACTTGGATTCGGTCTGACGCATCAGCTTTGCTAAGGCGAAGGTCTCGAGCGATTCGTGTCCAAAGCGTTGGTAAGCCTCCTGACGGAAAATAAAGGCCAGCTTGGCGATGTAGTCGCGGGCCGCATCACTATCGCCGGCAGCGGCAAGATAGAGGCGGCATAGCTGGGTGAGCGCATCGAAGACCTTGGGGGGCACAATAAGCTGAAGCTCAGCTTCCAGAGCCGCGAATTTGCTGGTCACCTTGTGAAGCTTTTTCTCGGTAGTGGGTTTGTCTTGTATGGTCATCCCAGCCCTAACCTTGGTTTCCCTGACCTTAGCATACGGGCCATAAAAATGCTTTGCGGGCAAAGGGGCGGTATGCTATGGGAGTCGTGTCCGGGATCGCATTAGGCATTTGGTATTGCACCGCCGCCGCTCGCATTTAACCCCCGACAAATGAAGAAGTTGCCGATTAAGCTATTACAATACCCGGAATAAAAACCGATTGAGTTAAGTAATTTGCTAAAGGCAATTCCCCAAGGGCCGTTTGACGCGGCACACTTGGGGATGGGAAGGTGTAGTTCCCGGCACATGCGAGGCGGCTTATAGCATAAGCACCCGCATCCCGCAAACATCACCCTCAGAGAAAAGTGCGAGCGTCAGCCCGGTATCCTGCGATTTTCAGGATCGGAATCCTTTGACCGTTTTCAAAGGGATAGAACGGGAGTGCCCCGCTCCTACTAAAGTTTGCTGTCGTGCTTAGGATATACAGGACCTTCGTGCCTAATTAAATACCGCTGCTACGGTTACTTTAGCAGGCAGGCGTCTGGCCCAACGATACTGGGTGGTTCTGGTAAACGTTCTCAAGGCAGCCCCCAGGTTCGTCCGCGCGCCCAAAACGGGGCAGGCAGGGAGACGGGGACGGGGTTGTGGGTGATGGGATACAAATACCAGAGAGGTACCAGAGATGGTAGAGAAAGTACTGATGACAATGAAGAAGAGAGAGATCAGAGCTAAAGTAAACCTACAATATCAGTGGGCTAGGTTTACCGTTGAAACATTGAGGACTCGTGGGTTACCGGCGAGTTTGAATTGGGGTTACGCCCGATTAGGGACAGCTTTAACCGGGCAGCCTATGGGACCTGCTGGGGCTTTGATCGCCATGAAAGAGTTTTATGTTAAGCATTGTAAGAACAATGGGTTTTTCTTTTCTAAGGCTTGGTTGGAATTACGTTACGAGGCAATTCTTTTGCACGGGCGTAAGTGTCAATGCTGTGGGTCGCTGGGGCCGCTCCACATTGACCACATCAAGCCGCGTAGTAAATTCCCAAAGTTGGCGCTGGATATAAACAATTTACAGGTTTTGTGCAGAGATTGTAACTTAGGTAAAGGAACTTGGGACCAAACCGATTGGCGCGTATGACAACGCCATGAACCGCAACGACATCATCGCTGCTCTGCCAAAGTTGTCGTCCGCCGATCTGGACGAGGTCGCCAAATGGATAAAGGGCGCACGGTCCTTACCAACCAAAGCGTCTCAGCCTGATCTGATACCGTCCGATTGGGTGCTGTCAGGAATTGTAACCCTGTTGATCCGTGAAAACGTGTTGGCGGCCAAGGGGGCGTACTTTGATATCAAAAGGCGCAACGCCTACAAGGATGCGTACCTTTCCAAACTGCCGGGCCTGATGTGTTTTCTGACCGATCTCAAGAACAAGTCCAAGATGGGTAAGCGCCATGAGCCGCAGCTTTCTTTCCTCTGCGCCAAGGCGCTGGAAACGCATCTGAAGGCGATGGGTATCTTTGGGGTGTCGACCATGCTGTCACAGATTGATCGGATACCAGAAGCGCTCGATTCACAATACCCAGGATATGTATCGGCTGGTCTGTTTGGGTTTATTGTAGCGAAGGTCGATCAATAGGGTGCGTATGTTAGGCTGAGGGAGAAACCATGCGTGATCGATACACAGTTTTAATGGAAGCCCCGTTGTCTGACCATGACGGGGTGCGCCGGTTTTATGTAATTTTGAATGCCGCGACCGGGCAACAGCTTTTCCTTAAAATGAATTTGACGCGCGATCAGGCCGACGCTGTTTGTGACGAACTGAACGAAGCATTCTGGTGCGGGTCCAAGGGTGAACCCAGCCAGTGACCGCCGGAAAGCTGACGACTAATATCCAGGAAGGACTCGTCACGTTGCTTTGCTTCAACGAGGAGCAGGGCAAGATCGCGGCGGGAATTCTAGACACAAGTTTACTGGAGCCACCTTTTGACGATCTTGCCGACCGTGCGATAGCCTACCGAAAGCAATATGGTAAGCCGCCCGGAATCGCCCATGTTGATGATCTCTTTGACCATATTCTCAGTGATCCAAAACACAAACGCTTACATTTATACCAACAGATTCTCGGCGGTGTCGTTGAGCACAGCAAAAGCATTAACGCCCCCTATATTCTTTCCCGCCTGAACGCCTTTACACGAGAACAACATTTGAAGGCTGCGGTTATACAAGCTGGCGAGCGTTACCAACAGGGCGGCCCCACGCTAATCACAGACGTCGAGCTGATCTTGCACAAGGCTCTGAAGCTGAAACAGGAGCCGTTGGATAGCGGGGTATTTCTTTTAGATAAAAAGCGTATCTTGGGTTTTCTCAATCATCAGGTTACCAGCATTGCCTTGGGTATCCCTGAATTGGATCGACGTGGTATAGGACCTGTTCCCGGTGAGATGATGGCGTTCATGGCAGCTAAAGGGCGTGGAAAAACCTTTTTTTGCATCCATGCCGGGGTGATGGCGCTGCTCCAGGGTAAGAAAGTAGTCCACATCACCCTGGAGATGTCGGAGGATCGTATTATGCCGCGCTATCTGCAACGTCTGTTTGCGGTGGCAAAGCGCAATGAGGAATTTGAGATTACCAAGTTTGTGCTGGATAAGAAAAATACCATCACGGATTTTGCCCGTGAAACGCAGAAGCCTGAATTGTATTTTGCTGACCCGCGTATTGACAAGAAGCTGGCCCGCAAGATGGACGAGTGGGGTGAGCGTTTTGGCCGGCTTGTGGTCAAATCGTTTCCATCCGGGATGCTGACCGTGGGCCAGCTTGAGGCGTATCTGGATGGCCTGGAAGCTTCGCATAAGTTCACCCCTGATGTTTTGATTATTGATTATCCAGATTTGATGAGCATTGACGACCGGCAAGATCATCGCATCGCCCTTGGTCGGTTATACGTCGAGCTGCGCGGAATTTTTGGTGCCAGGAATGTGGCCGGTATCGTGCCTATACAAACTAACCGCAAGGGGGAGAGTGCCCGCTTGGTTACGTCGGAATTGATTGGTGAGGATTACAGCAAGTCGCAGACGGCGGATGTGGTGCTGACCTATAACCAGACTGCGCTTGAGCGCGACCTTGGGCTGGCCCGGATTTTCGTCGATAAGGCGCGAGGCGATGAGGACAAATTCTCTGTTCTGATTTCACAGAATTACAAGACCGGACAATTCTGCGTTCAGAGTGCATTTATGCCCCATCAAACTTATTGGAAGATGGTCAAGAATGCGTCAGGGGTTGAAGAGCAGGAAGATTGACCGGCCTTTCTTATAGGTTTTCAGTGTTAGGCACATGCTTGCCACAATAAGGAACGCGATCAACAAAGATTAGGCGGCCGCTTCGGACAGTGCATGGCTCGCCATTCTTCTTTACTCCTTGGCACCGGAACGGCACCCTTCGGCGCGTACGCTTCCCAGAGTTTTCATCTCCAAAACCGCAGTTTTCAAAATCGTCCAGCTCGCTCACTGTCCTGCGGCCCTCGTTATTCAGGTGGACGGGGAATTGTGGGGTACTCCCGCCCGGTTGGCTCACAATGCCCACGCACCAGCAAAACCAGCTTATAGCCCCTTGACGGGTAATTGTCCATAGCTTATGGAATGTTTCCATGAAATCACAAAAACCAGCCCCGAAACCAATTAGATACTACGCCGGGACCAAGAAGGTTTTCGCCCGCATGGTGGACATGGGCATTCGCGGCAAGGATATTTACGAAGGCTGGGAGCCGTCCGAGCATTGGTCGAAGATCACGCTCAAGAGCGGCGAGCGCCTTGGCACCGTGGACGGCCTTCGCAGCTTCGGCGGCAAGGTGGCGATCCGCAAGGCGCTGGAACGCTTCCACGGTCAGGGCGTGACCATCGTGGACATTGTGACCGGCCAGGACAGCAAAACCCACGGCGTCACAATGCGCGATGCTGCACTGGAGCCTGAGAAGCCTTCGGCGGCATATCTGGCAGAGAAGCGCCGCCAAGAGATAGTGGACCGCGCCAAAATGTCCGAGCGCGAAATGATGGTTCACTGGCGCAATCCAAAATTGAAGCTGGCGGAAGTGTTGGCCCTGATCGGCCTGACCCGCAGCTTGGCATATCAGCTTTTGAAGCCGCGCGGCGTTGGCGTCGGGCGTCCACCGAAACACTTAGCAGACTGAAGGAGCGATTTCGTGGAAGATGACTTCAACGACCTGAGCGGAATGTTTCAGGATAAAACTGGAAAGGCCAAGACGATGGCGAGTGAGCAAATCGAATTTATGGTGAACCGCTTCCTCGGTTGGAAACTGCCGCAAGACTTTCATCCTGACGCGGGCGTTTCCTTTGAGCCGGAGTTCAACAAGGAATGGAACGCGAAGCAAGGCAAGCCGCCGCAGCGGCACGAACCCGTGGGTACGAATCTATTGAGCGCCACGCAAGCCGAGGCGATGGTTCGTTACATGCTCGAAGGCGTTCCCAGCCTTGGCGAGGAAGTGAGCGCCGGGCGCATCCGCGAGCTATGGAAAGAATGCGGCGGGATGCTCGACAAAAAGAAAGGGCGATTTTGGATTGAGCCAGAACACGCTGCCGACCTTATCCGCAAAATCATCAGCGCGATTACGTCTATCGCATACAAAAGTCAGTAGGGGAGCCAGATATGTACGCAAAAACATTTTGGGGCGGCTTTGTCGAAGGCAATCTGGACAAGCTGGCGGTTGATACTGGCTGGGGCGGCTACGGCAATGGCGAACTCACTCTCATGCCCGCAATCTTTGCTACCCGCAAAGCGGCGCGCGAGAAATATCAAGACGTTCGCCGCGTTGATGTAACCACTCAAGAATAGGGGGGCGATTTTGTTGATAACGCGCACATGGGCCATGCCGAACAAGTGGACGTTCGGGATACCGGCCATCAAAGACCTACTGGTGAAGTATGCCGGGAACGGTGTCGGCTGGGCTGACCCGTTCGCGGGGCAAAGCACCTTCGCGGAATTTCGGAATGACTTGAACCCAGGGAACGGCCAGCCTTCGCAAAAGGAAGCCTACGAGTTCATGCTTGACCTTCCTGGCGCGTCTTTGAACGGCGTGATTTTTGACCCGCCGTATTCTCTGACCCAAGTGAGCCGCTCCTACGAGGACATGGGCTACAAGTTCAAAGGGAAAGAAAACCCGACGGGCGGGTTCCCGAAAGTCAGGGATGAAGTTGCGCGCACAATCAAGATGGGCGGCCATGTAATTTCGTTCGGCTGGAACACGGTCGGTATCGGCAAGAAGCGCGGTTTTGAGATTGTGGAGATTTTGATTGTCAGCCACGGCGGCAACCGAAATGATACTCTCTGCACCGTGGAACGATATAATTAGGGAGCGACCATGCCCGCCATAGCAAAGAACAGAGACGCCGCGCCATTCTACTGCGTGGACAATGCTGCCACCGTATTTGTCAAAGAGGGCAATTTCTTCCGCGATCAGGGCGGATTGAAAGATGACTGGGGCAAGCGTTGGGTTGGCATCGAGGCCACAACCTTGGGTGAAGCCCGGCGCTATGCCGCCGCCCATGTGTTCGAGAAGACGCTTTCCAACCTTTACGCTGACGAGGAATAGCCCAATGCAGTTTCAAGATTTCAGTGTTTTCAACCGCCGCCGCTGCGAAGCGGTCAACGGGTTCAATCACAAGTTGGAAAGCTGGTCGCTGTCCGACTGGTTCACGGCTACGCTGGGCGAGCTTGGCGAAGCGGCGAACATCGCCAAGAAGTTGAACCGCGTGCGCGACGGCATTCCCGGCAACAAAGAGACACCGGAAGAATTGCAGACCGCCCTTCGGCGTGAGGTCGCGGATACGTTTGTCTATCTCGACCTGTTGGCGCAGCGCGCGGGGTTCAGCTTGGAAGACGCCGTGATCGAGAAGTTCAATATCACTTCTGCCAAGATCGGCTACGAGAATGTTCTATTCAACCGTTCACTATAAGGGGAGCGAAGCCATGCAGATTGTTTTCAACAACGACGACTTCACCGAAAGCCTCATCATCGGCTTCAAGGGTAAGCACCAACTGCCGCTGCTCGCCGTGGTCAAAGAATATCGTGACGCTGACGGAAACCTTCTTGGCGCAGATATGGTCTGGTCCACTTACAGCCCGATAAGATTTTTCCGCAATCTGTTCAAACGCCTTCGGGCAAACTGAGGAGCCGGTCATGGGAATGAGAATGTGCATCGTCTGTAAGCGGGAAGTGCCGCAGGGTTACGAGCAGGATCATTTGCGGGTAAACCATCTTGGACCGCATACCTTCTGGTTCGACATGCGGAAATACATCACGATGGAACCGTCAATGCGGGCTATGGAAGTAAAGAGGCTAGCGGACGCCACTCCGCTTTACCAGATGTTTGAAGAGCGCGATGGCAAGCAGGTCTATTTCGGGGACAGTGAATCTGTCGATCTAACGCATGGGCCACACTTCTTTGCGGTGCCCCCGGCAACAATGTTCTGCGGCAGCGGCGTGGATTAGGGGGCTTGGCATGGGTAATCCAGCACTGATCTCTCGCACGGTTGTTGATATGAACGATGGAAACTACCTGATTACCGAAAGGTGGGACCACATGCACCCGCAATGTCCGTTCGTGGTGTCGAGCCACAATCCATACGTCTCACAGCTACAGTCTGGAATCATCCAGAAAATTGAACCTAAAGAATAGAAGCCGGGACAATGGCGACGGTCAAATGCTACACCACAGGTTGCCACAACCGGATCGAGCCGGGCAGCAAATACAATAACTGGAATTTGTGGTGTACCCCATGTCACGCCGACGCCGACCCCACTACCAAAATGACAAAGCAGCAGAAGCAAGAATATCTTCAATATAAATTCGCCCAACGCGTCTTCCGTGATGGCCGCGCTGGCAAACTTCACCACCTATAGAAAGGGCGCGCGGCTATGTTGGTTAAAATTATCCCCGTGCTAGATAAAGACGGCGATGTTGTTTTGTGGGACGGGTACGTTGGTAAAAAGTGGATTGGGTCTCGCCGAACCTCAGTTCAAATATGGGAACAAATTGACAGGCTGTTCGCAATCAATCCAGAATTGTCATCAACATTTTAGGAGCGATCCGTGCCGAAAGACTTTGATAGCATCAGCGATCAGCTTGGCTTCGCCAGTGGAGCCGATGCGGGCCATGTTGTTCGCTTCTTTCGGGGCACAGAGTTTTTCTTTGACGGTGTTCGGTTCAACCCCGGCACTTACGAGCTGCGGAAGGTATCGGACAAGAATGCGATGCCTTCCGGCGAAACACTATTCTAACGAAGGAGCATCTGTGACCACGACGCGCCAACAGCTTCTGGGATGGATCGAGCATTGCGAGCGCGAGCACCCCGGTAAAGCCACCAACATTCCAGTATGGCTTTGTTCAATGGATGCGCTGCACGAAGCTGAGATTGATGGTTTTGTTTCTGCGATTGGGAAGCAGCCATTTATCGCCCGTGATGGTTCATCGCTTGTGATCTACGGCTTGACCGACAAAGGCCGACAGGAATTTTATGGAAACCTTCCGCGCGCTGGCGCTGAAACATAGGAGCGAAGATGCGTTCGTGCCGGACATGCAGATTTTTAGCGGTGATGCCGAACGCCGCTGGCAAGCGCGTTCCTCGCAAGGGAAATACGTATTGCTGCAATGTCGAGGTGCCGAGTGTTTTGCTCCCTGACTGCATTACAAAGGCTTATGGATTTTCATGGCCGCCATCGCGGACGCGCGTTGAACCGACTGGTGGGGCGGCCTGTCCATTCTACAGAACCAACAATTAAGGAGACGCCGAGATGCTTGTCACTGACCTAACCCGCCGCGCACATGCCTATCGCAAGATGGCGCGCGATCTTCTTGGAAAAGGCTGGGAAGAAGTCGGTGAAGGTGGCGGCAAATTATGGGAGTTGTACCGTGGCTATCGTACAGACTACCGAATTGTAGATGTGAAAATCGCGCCGGGCGGCAAAAGTCTATTCGTGAAGATTGAAAGATAGGAGCATCGGATTGATGGACTGGGAAACAGACGTGGTTCTAATTTTCCTCGGCATTCTTTTTATTCTTGCCGGGCTTAACTTAATGGGCGCGTTTTCGCGCCGTGAAACATAAGAGCCGGAATGTCTGACAATATAACCTACGAACAGCGCCGTGATGGGTTCGAGGCCGTGGTGTTCGATGCTGCGGTGACGTTGCTTCGTCAACTTGAACGCGCAAAAGATTATCAGGAGCTGATGGAGATTGGCGCGCGCATCTCCAAGATTCCAGAACTTCTCACCCCACAATAGGAGCAGGGATGGACATTACAGAATATCCTAATCGTGTCGCCGTTGCGGTCCGTGCTGGATGCGATGCTGCCGAAATTCACTTGGTATGTTCCTACCCAACATGCAACTGCAAGGGCTTTCCGCGCGGTGTGAAGGCTGCGCTCCAAGTCTGGGAAAATATTACGCCAGCACTAGAGAAGAAATAGAGGAGTTTCTTTTGACGCCAATGATGTTCAATGTTCTGGAACGCTTGCGCGATGGGAAAGAACGCCAGATTAGTTCCCATTACTGGCAATCTGCCCTTGCACTTTGCAGGCGCGGATTTGTGATAACGCGATCTACCGGAAAACAGTATTTTGCCAAGATCACTGACGCCGGGCGGTTGGCGATCGGCAACAAATAATGAGTCGAGATATGGCAGAAAAGCCGACAGCAGATGAATTGGCAGAAGCTCTGCGCACTGCGCTCGGTCAACTTCGCGCTGAGAAATACCCTGTTGATGCCTATATGCTCAACGAGGTTGATATTCTCCAGCGTTATGATGCTCCAAATGGCTCTCGCGTCCTCGCTTCGCTCGGTAGCAATGGGGGTTGAGGTTGTTGCCGTCCGGCCTAATCTTTCTTCTCGAAGAGAACACAACCAAAGTCGGGCAGCGCAAAATCGATACGAAGCTTTGGCGCACAGCGCTACACATAATTAAGGGAGACACGGCATGATTATCCCGATCACCGGAAAGCGATTGCGTGGGTTGTCCCAACTTCCTAAATGGGCACTCTGGCTTTTGCTGGCATGGGTTGTCGTATGCGTATCCGGCGCTGCGATGTTTTTAGTCCTGATGATTATCTAACGCAAAGTAAGGGGTGTGGTCGGGGTATGTCTTAAATCATGCTCCACCCTGATGCCGTCAAGGAATTTTTCCGCCAACCCCGTACATCGTTGGCCTGGGTAAAGCAATTATCCGAACAGACCCTTGACGATGAATTAAAGGCAATTGGGTTCAGGCCGGCGGATCGATCCAAGCCTTTACGCAAACATCAAAAAGCCTGCATCCTGTTGTGCCTGGCCTACCCTCAGCTCGCCCTGTGGCTTGATATGGGATTAGGCAAGACGCGGATTATGCTGGAGGTGATGCACCACCTTTTCAGCAAGACCAAAGCCAACCCCACGATCCTGATTCTGGTGCCGTCTGAATCTGCTGTCTACAATTGGGAAGATCAGATCAAGAAATGGAAGATGACTCTTCCTTACGATGTGATTGGCAATTCCTCCAGCGACCAAAAATGGCTTACCTTTGCTGAATTAGATTTCGGATTCCTCGTTCTGACATACCCAGGGATTGCCTCGTTGCTGTCCAAGAAGACCGTCAACAAAAAGGGCAAGATCAAGCTGGCCCTGAATCAGAAAGCGGTTGATCGCTTTGCTGCCAATATAACGGCTGTGGTTTACGATGAATCGACAAAACTTGGGAATATGGGGTCGCTGACTTTTCGCATTTGCCGCGCCATATCCAAGAAGGCTAAGTATCGCTACGCCCTGGCCGGCAGACCGTTTGGGCGTGACCCAACGATGTTGTGGTCGCAAATGTATTTAGTTGACCGGGGTGAAACCCTCGGGGACACGCTAGGGCTCTTCCGCGCCGCGTTCTTTACAGAGAAGAAGAATTACTGGGGCGGTTATGAATATGTTTTTTGTAAAGATAAAGAGAATGTGTTGAGGGAAATTTTAGAGAATAGATCAATTACCTATTCCTCTGCCGAATGTCAAAATCTCCCATCAGTTACCCGTATTATAGAAAAGGTATCGTTGCCAGAAGACGCGCGGGCTTATTATGACAAGGCCCTGTTTGCTCTCCGCGTTGCAAGAGGCGACAGTATACAAATACGAAATATGTTTCTTCGCATGAGACAAATTAGTGGGGGTTTCTTAGGATGGAAAAACGATGAGACGGGGGAAAAGGCTGAGTTGGTATTTCCTTCAAATCCAAAATTGGACCGCTTGGTTGAATTACTGATGGAATTGCCCGTTAACCGGAAGGCTGTTGTATTTCACGAATTTGTTCACAGCGGTAGGGAAATTTGCAAGGCGCTGGAAAAGGCCAAGATTAAAGCTGGGTGGTTATATGGCGGGACCAAAGATAGTCGCGCCCTGCAAAAGCAATTTGATGATGATCCGCGAATGACGGTTCTGGTGACTAACTGGCGGGTTGGCGGCATGGCCCTTAACCTTCAGGTCGCTAACTATTGTATATATTACGAGAGTCCCGTGGGTGTGGTTGATAGAGAACAATCTGAGCGTAGGACGTTTAGGGAAGGACAAACGCTTCCTGGTTTTCTGATAGATTTGGTATGTAAGGGTACTGTTGACCAACGCATTCTCGATTTCCACAAGCAGGGTGAGGATGTTTTCAGGGCGCTCTTGCGTGATCCCGGCAAAGTAATATAAGGTCTGTTTGCGGCTAGGTTGATCCCCGAAAACCAGTCCATCCAACTGGCTGCCGCGCTTTTTCCCAGGATAGATCGAACCGGGAGGTTTTGATGAAACGTTTAGGCATATATTACGTTTACCAATTCCGCCGTCCTAATGGCGTGCTGTGTTATATTGGGGTAAGCAAAAGAAAACAGCGTAAAGAAGAACATTTGAGAGCAGCAAAGCGACCCGCAAAGCGAAAGAATATTTTTAGAAACATCATTCGTAAATACGGTGCTGAAAATCTTTTGTATGAAGTTTTTGCCGGGGGTCTGACTAAATCAGAGGCGGTTGCTTTAGAAATAAGATTAATTACTAGATATGGTAGACTTGATCTTGGTACTGGTACTTTAGCAAATATGACGTGCGGGGGTGATGGTTTAGTAGCCCTTTCTGATGATGCCAGAAAGAGAAGGGCGATGGTACTTAAAGAGACGTTGGCAAAACCGGAGGTAAAAGCAAAGAAAAGAGAAGCTGCTTTGGCAACTTTACGGAAACCGGGTTTCTTAGAGAGAAGAAATAAAATTCTTAAAGCGGCTCATCTTCGGCCTGATGTGAAGGAAAGATGTAGGGTAGCCCACGCGGATGTAGTTTGGCGTAAAGGACAAAGCACCAAAGCAAAGGAAGCGTATAGTCGTCCGGAAGTGAAAGCTAAACACAAAGCGACAAGGGCCGATCCAAAGTGGCGTGCTAATTTAGGTAAAATTCTTAAAGCGGCTAATGCAAAACCTGGTGTGAAGGAACGGAGAAAGGTCGCTGTTAAACAGGCTATGGGGCGGTCAGATGTAGTGGCAAAATTAAAAGCCGCCGGTATTAGGTATTCTGCCCGCTGGGAGAATGACTTAGATTTTCGTAAAAAGACTTGTGCTGCCATGAGTGCTGGCTGGGTCAAATGGCGGGAAAAGCATGGTAAACCCCCTAAGCCCAAATAGTACTAATATGTACAAGGGCTTACAACTTGCCCTTTGGGGGCTTGCAAAGGCCCCCGGAAAAGCCCATTATTCCCCTGCGACCCAGGCCGCCGGAAACGGCTCGGGCGCTGCAATAGAAAGGGAAATCAGATGACCAATTATCGCCGGGAAAAGAGGGGCTTTGACCAGATGTGGCGTCATGGCCCGATGAATTATGCGACTTATGAAGCCTACGAGCTTGGGCAGACCGCCGCGCAATACGCTTGTGCTAAATCAGCCCTTCCGAAGCGCCTTTATACCAATCCATATCCCGAGCACGCTAAAATTCGGCGGGCGGCTTGGAATGATGGTTACAATAAAGCCGATTTGATGGGCGATTATCACGGACGCAATATATGACCTGCGCCCCCCAAAACAATGACGATGGAATCTTAGCCGATATTGGCAAGATTTTGGATCGCGCCGACGAATTAGAAAGGCGCGCGAAAGCAAATCCGCCAAAGGAAATGATCCCTTATCCTGAATTTATTCGCCGTTTGCGGGAAAGGCAGGCAAAGCAATGACCCCCACCCTCGGCCCCTGCGGCCTGCCCAGCGCCCCCATAACCCGCGAACAGTGGGAAGATGAAATTGTCCTCGCCGCTGATTACTTTTCCGTGATTGACTACCGCACGCGGGGCAAAAGCATCCGTGAGGAATACCCTTCCCTGCGCCAAGCGATTGACGCGGCCAAGGGCAAAGCCAAGCCGCTGGTGTATGCTGTACACAAAGCGGGAAGAAGCGTCATGATCAGCCCCAAGGATTACGAGCGCCTGTTAATCGCTAGAGGAGAAACGCCATGAAGATTCACCCATCAATTACCGCTGATCGGATCATGGAAGCGTGCGAGCGCCGCGATACAGTCATGGACAATCCGGGATTTTGTATTGCTTGCGGGGAAGACGCTGACGGCTGCGAGCCCGATGCACGCGGCTACGAATGCGAATGTTGTGGACGCAGGTGCGTATACGGGGCCGAAGAACTTTTGTTGATGGTGGTGTAGATGAAAAATTACATTGATCCGCATGATGTGCTTTTTGGCCATCGCAAACGCCCGGCCCCGTTCTGGCATATTTTAATTGCCGCTTGTTTCGTGGGTGCGGTGTTGGGGGCGTTCGTCGCGCTCGTTTTGCCATGAGAACGCTACTTGCCCTGATCCTACTATTCATGATGTTCGGTTGGTTAGGCATACTGTTTGCCGGCCTGGGGATTGTGGCGGCTTTGGCCTGGATCATGAATAATATTGGGTTGGTGATTTTGTTTATAGTGCTTTTCGCTGTGGGGAAATGGCATCGGTTTGCCCCCCGGAAAGACATCCTCAATTTACGAGAGGATGAAATTGTAAAATGAGCCCGCGCCTGAAACTGATCAAATGCAGCGATGAGTCATGGCAGGAATTACTTGTCGCAATGAACCGGACTCAGGACGAGGTTGAGGTCAGCGCCCACGGCCTCGATGATACTTTGCGTTGCCATGAGCATTACGCTGGCGAAGAGGCCAAATCGGTTAAGGGTATGGTAACCAAGCTGGGTCGGAAGAAATGCACGGTGGTCAGGAAAAGCCTGTTTCAATTTGTGCAGGAACATGGGTCTGTGTGTGGTAAAGGATAATGGTTGATGTAGTTCGTCGATTGCAGACTAATCCGCCGATTGATAGCGGGTGGTATTACGCTCAATGGAAAGATACGCCGTGGGCAAATATCCACCCTGTTTGGGTAACAGGTTCGCATCAAGTTAAACGGCAGATGGGTAAAGGACTGACGCCTATCGGGGCATTCGATTGGTTTGGCCCTGTTCCAATTTGCGTGCAGAAAAAGAAATGAGCTTTTCGTGGGAATCGTTTTTGGTGCAAAGGGGAATTGAATTTGACCGTAAGGGTTATGATTTGTATCTTCACTGCCCCCTATGCGGTTCATCCGATTCTGGTAAGCATCTTGGCGTTTCCCTGCGTGGAAAAGGCTGGGGTTGTTGGCGGTCGAGTAATCATAGGGGTCGGTCTCCGATCCGTTTGATTCAGGCCCTTGTGGGCTGTTCCTATGCCGAGGCCGCCCGCCTATGCGGCGAGGGGGCTAAAGGCCCGTCAGCGGCCCCCACAAGCGGCCTGGATGGGGTTTTAGAGGCCCTGAAGGGGATAGATAGCGCCCAGGCCCGCGCCCCCCTGAAAATGCCCCCTGAATTCTGTCGGGCTTGGGGAAGCAAGAGTGCCCACCTTTTCCTTATCTACCTAGCTAGCCGGGGCTTTACCGCGCGCCAGATCGACCGCTTGATCGAGGACTACGATCTGCGTTTTGCCATGAGGGGCGATTATACCTATCGAATCGTAATTCCGGTAAGGGACGAAGCTGGGGCGTTGTTTACATGGACCGCGCGGTCAATCGCAGACGACGCCAAACCGAAATACAAAACCCTGACCCGCCACTCTGAAAAAGCGGGCGACGGCCCTTTGGCGCTGGGTCCAATTACCGACACGCTGTTGGGCTACCCCGCGTTGTCGGAGGGTGGGGAAATACTCGTCATCGCAGAAGGTCCGCTCGATGCCATGAACCTGTCGCTGCACGCCAGCGCAACGGGGTCGCGCGCCACATGTATTTTTGGCAAGGCGGTGAGCGCGGCCCAGATTGATTTGTTGGCTGACCTTCGCCACAGCTACGAAAAGGTATTCTTGCTGCTCGACCCCGATGCCTCGATTGACTCTCTGGCGGTATCTAGATCGCTTACCGCCTTGGGGATTAAAACTTGGACTACGGACGGCGATTGCGATCCTGGGGAAATGTCGGGGTCAGCAATTAAGCAAATGCTGAAGGAGATGAGGGCGTCATGAATGCGTGGGAAACTATGCAATCGCTGGGGCGTGATCCTAGTAAAGTAACACGCTTACGGAATGGTGCAAAGTTTGAGTATGCCCACACTTATAATTATCGTATTTGCGGATTTTATTTAGATTGTACTGGCGCGCGGACTGAGGGTCAGTGGCGACCGAATGGTTATATATCAGGAAAGAAAAGTGATCAGTTTCCTGAATTAGCTCTTGATTGGGGCAGCATGAGCCTTGCAAAAGAGGGGAAAGCCCCCTAGCGTCTAATCGTCGAGCAGACCGACGGAAACCGGCTCTGTGTACCCTCGCAGACTCGTGTTTCGTTTCCGGGCGACCGTGGCGTCCCGTTTGCAACCACGGACTTTTATCAGGGCAATCGAAAGGGCTGGGAACCAATGGCACAGAGACGACCGCCGCCGAAATATCTAGATCGCGGACTCAAACAATACATTTACAAACAGGCCAGAAAGAACCTGTGGCGGGTAGCCGCCTTCTACGAACTCAGCGACCTCATTCAAGATGGATTTTTGGCCTATGCAATATGTCGGGAACGCTACGGCTACAAGGTCGAGAATCAAAAACATTTTATGAGCCTTTGCCAGCGAGTGTTCAGCAACCACATCACTGACCTTGCAAACGCGCGAACCAAAGCCCCCAAGGAAACCCCCATCTCTCAATTTGCCCGCAAGAACCCCGCTACATCAGATGCGGATTTGCTGGAAATGGTCGGCGGGTCTGAATGTGGGGACGCCGAAATGATCGCGACTCTGAAATCAGCGTCAGAGGAAATCCGGACCTTGATGCGGGTCATCACGGAAGAGCCGACCGCCCCCAAGGTGATCACCGCCGGGCTAAGGCTTACTACGAACGAGAAACTGAACGCCCTCTTGGGTACATGCGGCCACGACTTTGAAGGCCAGCTCCGCAGCTTGCTGGGTCTTGACCCGGGCCAGCCTAAATATACAACCGGGTTTACTTATGGGGGTGACCTTGAAGAGTGCAAACGCGCGCCCCGCGTTTATGCCGCCCCCGAGCCTAAGAAGTACGGTAAGCGCAAGGTCTACCAAACCGAGCGTTATGCTTTCCGTTTCACTATGGTAAGCACTTGACATATTAGACGTATTACATTCCGTACGTATAAGTATTGCCTACACAGGAGGTCCACCCCAAATGGCAATTAAAAAGAGTACAATATCTGCAATCGAGACGGAATTGCGCGAGGTCACGGGTCTAAAGCCCGGCGCAAAGGAAAAGCGTCAAGCCTTTCTGAAGAAGCTGGCGGCCAAGGTCAATGACATGTCCGATGAGGACAAGGACAAGACCTACGACGGTCTGACCGGCCTAGCGCAGGACTGGATCAATGCCGCTAACGCAGCCATGAAGAAGGATCAGGATTACCCTGACTTCGATTGGCAAGACCCGGTCGATACTGAGAAACCGAATGTTATTACTGAAGATGTTGTCTTTGGTGAAGAAAGCGAACCTGAAATGCCTGCCAAGAAAACCGCCAAGAAGGCTGCGGTGAAGAAAGTCGCCGCCCCCAAGAAAGCCAAGGTACCAGTTGTCAAGGCCGCCAAGGTCGCCAAGGTCGCTAAGCCCAAAACTAATGGTGCTGCGAAGAAAGCATCCAACGGGAAGTCGGCCAGCTACGAGACTGGGACTAAATCGGTGTCGGCCCCTTGGAAGGCGATCTTCAAGGCCATTGCCAAGAAGGGCGATGCCGGGATGCCGGTCGCCGGCATTGCTGCCGAGTGCGAAAAGAATGATGTCAAGCTGCATTACGCGCGCTTTTGCCGGGCTGGTTATCTGGCGCGGGCCGAGCGCGGTCATTACAAGATCACGGCGTCCGGGAAAAAAGCCGCCGACATCTAAACCTATTACTCCTCTACCTTGGGCTCGCTGGGTATGTCTTATCTAGCGAGCCTTTTCTTTTTGAGGGTACCTATGAAATTTGACCGCCGTGAATTATTCACCGCTCTTAAAAACTGCAAACCCGCTCTCGCGGACAAAAACCCCTTAACGCAACTGTTGTGTTACTACTTCACAGGGGAATCGCTCTTCGCCTACAATAATATCATCGGAATAGACGTGCCGCTGGAGACTGACTTTAAGGGTGGCGTCCAGGGCGCGTTGCTTTACGGCATGGTCAGCAATTCCCTCGCCAAGCAGGCTGAGATCACTTTGGATGGTAACGACTTCCTTTTGAAGCTGGGTGGATCGAAAGCCAAGTTTCCGTCTCTGCCACCCGATAGTGCGGTCTGGGAATTCCCACAGCTACCCAAAAAACACATCAAGTTGGATCAAAAGCTGTTGGATGCGATCCAACATGTCCTGATCAGCGCCACGGATGAAACCGGGGTCAGCTTCATTAGTGAAAAGGACCGCTTGCGATTGTACTCCACCAACGACCGCAGCTTGGCCTGGTCGGTGGTTAACGGCACCGATCTGCCGAAGGTGCGGATGGAAGTGCCGCCCGCCTTTTGCCAACAGGTGCTTGAGCTTTGCGCTGCTGGCGGTAAGTTGTACCTTGAGGAAGATGCGGTCATGGCCGTAGCCGAGAACGGCACCGCCATATTTTCCCGCCTGATCCATAGCGAAAAGCCGCTTGATTATGATAGTGCCTTAGCAAATGTCCTGCCGGAAAATTACCATAAAAAGGTCACCGAAATCCCCGGACGCTTGGCCTTGGCGTATGACCGTGTGCTGGTGCTTTGTGGCGTTTTGCCGATAGGGGTTAAGCATACCGTGGCTGATGCGATGCTTTCTCTTGAGCTGGATACCAATGCCGGCGAGTTGCGAGAAAAGGTGCCGCTGGAAGGCGCGAGCTATAAAGCCGAATCAGCGTTTGATGTGGCGCTGGTCAAGAAGGGTCTTTCCAAAATGGACAAGATTTTGTTTACCGATAACTGCGTCATCATGACGATGGGTAACCATTCGGGGTTTGTTGTCAGCGGAATGGTGTAGCGTGGAAATTAGAACACAGGGGGATTGGTGGGCGGCTGTTGATTCGCATTGGTCTAATATCCTTGATATTTTTGATCGATGTGGCGCCCCAATGAGTCGAGGTCCTGAAGGCTTGTGGTGGTCTGATGGTATTGGATTAGAGCCTGTAATTCACGAAAAGACAATGATCCGCACTCTTGAGGACGCCAAGGCAGAAAAGGATCACGAAACCTTGCATTCGTTTTTTGAGAAGGCGTGGATGGCCGCCCCCGATAGCTCTTATATTCACGGGTGGCCTTCGTGGGGAATGCTGTGTGATTTGTGTAGCGAGTATTGGGTGTTTCAACCTGAAGAAGTAAAATAACATCACATGGGATTCTTTGGGGCGCAGACTCTCGCCAAGGCACAAGGCGAGGCCGGATCAAATGACCTTTATCATCGCCCTGAAATATGGAAGCCCGTTCCTGGGTCTGATGGGCTATGTGCGAGTAATAATGGACGTACAAAACGGGCATCGTTTATGTCTTCTGATGGGCGCGTGTGGGCTGAATCTATAGTAGAACATTCAGGAAAAGTTAGAGCTTATGCAAAGATTGGCAAAGATAAACAGATTGCTGTGGCTGCTGTTGTTTTGCTGGCGTTTAGGGGACCACCACCAACTAAATATGGATCAGGAAAAGGATGCAGTCTTGCTCGTCATTTGGATGATGATTGTACAAATAATTATTTGGAAAATCTTGCGTGGGGAACAAAAGGAGACAATATTCGTGATGCACATAGAAATGGTAGAAAAATATGGGTAGGTGGAAAACCATTGTCTAAAGTGCATAAGAAAAAAATATCTATAGCTTTGCGCGGCAAACCCCACACTGCCGAGCATAATCGAAAAGTCGGTGATTCACTTAGGGGTAGTAAAAGTAGTTCGTCAAAACTTACTGAAGATGATGTTCGTTTTATTATTGAGAACTATAAACCGTATCATCAAGAATTTGGCGGGGGAGCGTTAGCAAAAAGGTTTGGGGTTGGTAAAGCAACCATAAGCCTTATCTGTTCTGGTCAGACGTGGAAGCATGTTTGTAGGGGTAAATAGGTTTGGGGTTTTTTGGGGCACAGACGTTAGCAAAAGCCAGCGGTGATTCTGGGTCTGTTGATTTGTATCGCAGGTTGGGTTGCCGTGGATGCCCGCTGAATACAGCCGACCTTGACCACCCCAAGATGAAAGCGTCGGGCGATAAGCAGCCTGACATCTACATATTGGGGGAAGCCCCTACCGCCGAGGATGATAAACAGGGCGAGCATTTTGCCGGCACATCGGGCCAGCTTTTGCTCAAACAGATTCCTAAGAAGTGGCGCGACCGAATACGCTTTAACAATGTCATCAATTGTAGAACGCCAGCCGGACGTGATCCTGAACCTATCGAGAGAGAGTGTTGCAGACCGCGTGTTGAAAAAGACATCATTGTTGCTCAGCCCCTAGCGATCTTCGGTATGGGGAATGTGCCCCTACATTGGGCGCTCCAACAGAATGGTATTGTCAAATGGCGTGGCAGGAAAATACCCGTCAAGATAGGTAACCACGTCTGCTGGTATTTCCCCATGCTGGACCCCACCTTTGTGGCCCGCTCAGCCCGCCGCAGCGGGGAATCCAAGGAGGAGCATGTTTTCCGCCTTGACCTGCGCCGGGCCTTTGCTGAGATCAACGATCTGCCCCCGCCCCCTTTCCATAGCCGGGAAAAGGCGTTCACGGGCCTCACAAGCGTCGACTGGTGCGATCCACGGGCGGCAGGGGACATTGTCCGCTTTCTGGAAAAGGCCGCCAGCGAGCCTGAATCCGGGCTTGACTATGAAACCAGTCATTTGCGCCCTTACCGCCCCGAAACCAAAATCCTGTCCATTGGGATTGCAATCAAAGGTAAGGCGATTGCCTTCCCCTACGACCACCCAGAAGCCAAATGGAGTAAGCCGGCCAAGGAAATGATCCGGCAGGCTTTCCTCGCGTACCTGAAAGCCCCTGTCCGCAAGATAGCCCACAATTTGGCATTCGAGATGGAATGGACGGCGGTCAAATTTGGTAAGGAATTGTTGCGCGGTACCCAATGGGGTGACTCGATGGTCCAAGCCTATACCCTGGACGAAAGGGTGGGTGGTAAGCCGGATCAAGAGCAGGCATCAAAGGATACGAGTTGCCTTGGGTTGGGTTTCATCACACTCAACCGCTTTGGTATTAACATCAAGACGCTGTCTAATGTCGATACTAAAAACATGGAAAGCGAACCGCTGGAAGCGATCCTACCCTACAACGCGGTGGACGCCAAATACTGTCTCGAGCTGTTTTGGAACCAGGCCGAGGAATTGGAGCTGGATGGACTGACTAAACTATACCAGCGCCGCATTCGTCGTATTCCTACGCTTGTCCTAACACAAATCAAGGGGATGCCGGTCGACTTTGAGCAGGCCGACCGCCTCGATGACAAATTGAGCACGGCCATTGCCAAGGCGACAAAGGCCATCGCGACCGATCCGGATGTGGCAGCCTTCCGTAAGAAATACAAAAAGGACTTTAAGCCCGGATCGGATACCGACTGTGTCAAGATGTTCCGCGATATTGTGGGGTCGGATGCTGGCAAGAGCGAAGGCTACAACGGCGGCGAGGCCAGCTATTCCGTAACCAAATCCGTGCTGGAAAAGATCGACGCCCCGATTGCCAAAAAGGTGTTGGACTGGCGCGCGCCGTCCAAGCTGGCGTCAACTTATGTATGGCCCAAGGGTCACAAATACGTTTACCCTGATGGAAAGCTGCATCCGATATTGAATGGATTCAGTACGGTTACAGGTCGGTCGAGTTCAGAGGACCCAAATTCACAAAATCTGCCCAAGAGAACTGATGATGGAAAAGAAATCCGTCGTCAGATCGCCGCCCCTGAGGGCCATCTGCTTTGCTCCGTGGATTACGGGCAGATTGAGGGTCGTTGTATAGCGATGGAGTCACAGGACAAAGTTTACGCTAAAATGCTCTGGGAAGATTATGACGTGCACATGGATTGGGCCGAGCAGATTGCTTACGAATTTCCTGTTGTTGTTGGGGGTAAGAAATACATAAAAGACAAAGGCGTCATGAAGGGTTTTCGCCAGACGGTTAAGGGTGGGTGGGTTTTCGCCCTGTTCTTTGGCGCGCAGCAATCGACCGCCGAAAGACAAGTGGGTTTGCCTGAGGGATCTCTGGGTAGGCTTTACAAGGAATTTTGGAAGACCTTTTCAGGGGTCAAGGAATGGCAGGAACGCATCATCGCTGACTTCAAGGAGCAGGGGTATGTTGAGAATGCAATGGGAATACGACGCCGCGCCCCAATCTCACCGAACCAGCTTATCAATGCCCCTATCCAAAATCTAGCGAGTGAAATTGTGATCGACGGAATGAACGCACTTTCGGAAAAGGAAGACTGGTATTTCCAGCCCATTTGTAATATCCATGATGATCTTACCAGTATCTTTCCAGTTAAGGGTTTTGATGATTATGCCGAGGAAAAGATTGATACCTTGCTGACTAAGACCTACCCGTTCCTGAATGTGCCGCTGGTGGTGGAAATGTCCATCGGTCCTAATCTCTGTGATATGGACGAGATTGGTAAGTACGCATCTAACACGTGGAAAAAATAAGATGGCAAAATACAAAAGTCTCTTCGAGAAGGACGCCGTGTTTGAAACCCACGGGGGTGGACTCGTCGATAAATTTGGGATACCGCCGTTTTCAGTGCTGGATGCGCGGCAGGGTGAATGGCAAGATCGGAAGGCTGCGTGGTTATCCTTGGGGATGGATCGGGTGCTGGGTCGGGCGGAGAATCTTTTACGATTCAGTGCCGCTGCCAAAGACCCTCGTTATTTCAAGGAAAAGGTGGATCAGCAAAATCGCGATAAGGCGCGAGGTGGGAACGGGAAGGCTAAGGGTAGCGCCGAAGGCGCTACCCTTAGGGATGATCCGGTATCCCGAAAGATAAACACTTCTGGCCAAACAGGCACGTCGTCGTTTGACCCCGTGCTTTGCGAGCTGATGTATAAATGGTTTGTGCCGAAGGGTGGGTTTGTTTTTGACCCGTTTGTGGGTGGTTGCTGTGCCGGTATTGTGGCATCTAAGTTGGGTTACAAATACTTGGGAACGGATATCCGACCCGAGCAGGTCGAGGCAAACAACGAACAGGCTCAAAGGATTTGTAAAACCAATACTCCCAAATACGTGGTTTGCGATGCGCGAAGTTCAGCAAAGGTTGTAAAGCCTGAATCATTGGACTGTATTTACAGTTGTCCTCCGTACGTTGATCTCGAACAATATAGTAATGATCCACAAGATATCTCCACGTTGAAATGGGACAAGTTTGAGCCCGAGTATTCTGGCATCATAGAAAGTGTCGTTACTCGATTGAAACTAAACCGCTTTGCTATTTTTGTAGTTGGGGAAGTCAGGGGCAAGGATGGTAATTGTGTGGGGTTTGTTCCTGGGACGATAAATGCTTTCCAACGCGCCGGGCTGCATCTTTACAACGATGCAATCCGTTTGACGATGTTGGGCAGCCTTAGTATCCGGGCCGGTCGTCCTTTTAACGCCACGCGCAAGCTAGGTCGAACTCATCAGCACGTACTCATATTTCTTAAAGGGTCCGCTGATAAAGCTGTCGCGGCAATAAAGGAAAGCGGTAATTGATATGAGATTGGTGATTGTGGAAAGCCCATACGCCGGAGATGTTGAGGCTAATCTAAAATATGCGCGGTCGGCCCTGTGTGATTGCTTGTTAAAGGGCGAAGCTCCGTTCGCATCTCATTTGCTTTACACCCAGCCAGGTATCCTGCGCGATGAAGTAATTGAAGAGCGCCAATGGGGTATTGATGCCGGTTTGGCTTGGGGCGCTGTTGCCGCTGCTACGGTAGTTTATACGGATCGTGGAATATCGCGGGGTATGGAGTACGGAATAGCTGCTGCAAAAGTTGCGGGGCGTCCCATTGAATACAGGACCTTGAGGCATACATGACCGAATCCCTCTACCTTAAATACCGTCCCAAGACCTTTGAAGATGTGATCGGTCAGGACGCCGTGGTTACATCCTTGCGGCGTGTCCTCAAATCCAAGAGCAACCACACCTTTTTGTTCTCCGGTCCATCGGGTACGGGCAAGACCACGTTGGCCCGCATCCTTGCTACCGAAGTGGGGGCCAAGGACCACGCCATTCAGGAGATCGACGCTGCGACTTTTACCAGCATCGATGACATGAGGCGGATTACCGAAACCTTGGGCTACAAAATGCACGGTCGCAGCCAGGCCCGCGTGATTATTGTAGATGAATGTTTTGCTCCAGGAACGTTGATTGATGTTGGTAATGGGTTTTTGCCAATTGAGCAGATTGGTGTGGGGCAAGAAATTGTGTGCGGGCTTGGGTTGTCGCGGGTTAGTTCTGTTTTTCGGTCCAAGATTCCTCTTGCAAGGGTTATGCAAATAAGCATAGGATCATCCTCTATTTGTTGCTCTAAAGAGCATTTGTTTTTTACAGCTAGGGGGTGGGTTGCCGCGTGCGATCTACAAATTGGTGATGAATTACAGAGCAAAAAGACGTTGGACCAAAACTTGCTCCTCATGTGGGATAAGTTTTCAAGCCAGAGCGCCAAACAAAATAACTTGCACCACTTGCCTGCGAAGGCAGTGCCCGGTTTGTGGGGAGCCTTTTTATGTGCGTTCAAATGGTTTGGGAATTCAGACTTGTTCGAAAGTTTGTGGAGACGAGTTGGGGGCATCAAAAAGAACTGGGCCGCGTCCAGATTATTGGAAAGAAGCTGTTTCTCGTGGGGTTTTGGAATCTCGTATTCGTTCCCCGGAGTATTACAAAAAGCTGGACCGTTTGTCTTCCAAACGGATGCAGAAAAACAACCCCACAAAACGACGGGATGTAATCGACAAAATTATAGCTACCAGAATAAAAAATGGGACGAACTTAATTCTTCCGGAAAATCGGGGTGGGAATGGAAAACTAACGAAGCCCCAGGTTATGTTACTAAAGCGTTTGAACTGTGCGGTAGAGTTTGCTGTTTCTTTGGGGAAAAGGTTACCCGGATACCCTACAAATTACAAAGTGGATTTGGCTTTTCCGCATATAAAATTAGCAATAGAAGTAGATGGGAAAGGGCACAATTCGGAACGAAATCAAGCGAAGGATCGCAAAAAGGAAAAGAAACTGGAATCTTTAGGGTGGACAGTGTTACGAGTTACCAACGAGCAGGTATTGAAATTTTGCCCGCAAGTTGTAACCGAGATCAAGCGTTGTGTGATGGCTATGTCACGTTCTACGATTTAGAGATTGAAAAGCATCCGTCATATTTTGTAAATAATGTATTGGTGCATAATTGCCATCGCCTCGGAGCGCCGGCATGGGCGTCCCTGCTTAAATCATTGGAAGAGCCGCCGCCAGATACGTGGTGGTGCCTCTGCACGACCGAGCTGGGGAAAATCCCCACCAATATCAAAACCCGCTGCACGGCTTACAACTTAAAAGATGTACCAACCAACCTGATCATCGACCTGTTAGAAAGCGTAGCCGTTGCCGAGAAAATCCTTCAGACGGGTGCGGGCCGTCAAATCGTATCGCTCTGCGCCAAGGAGGCGCACGGCAGCCCGCGTGCTGGCCTTGTTGCGCTGGGTGCGTGTGCCGGGGCCAAGACCATCGAGGAAGCCCGTGATCTGCTCCGTAGCGCCGAGGAAAGCACCGAGGCGGTCGATTTGGCCCGTGCCTTGGTAGCGGGACGGCCCTGGGGTGAAATCAGGGATATCCTGGTTGGTCTGAAGGAAAAGGATGTCAATCCGGAATCAATTCGCCACGTTGTACGCGGCTATGTGACTTCGGTCATTATGGGCACCAAGGGCGAGCCCAAAGGTAGCCTGTTCGCCGTGCTGGAAGCCTTCGCGCAGCCTTTCGCGCAAGGCGATGGGATCAGCCCTCTCGTGCTGGCCTGCGGTACTTTAGTGCTGGGTGGGTAGGGCCGTATGTTATTAACATGATTCATCACTAGGGGTGCCTGTGCAATACATTCTCAGCCAAGAGGAAATGGACGCAAACCGGCAAAAGCTGGATACGTTTCGTTATCTTCCGACAACGGCGAAGCTGCAAGAGTTCTGCACGATGATCGCCAACACCGTGCCGGTCGCTAAGGGCTGGTACAAAGGCAAGGTGTGGGAGTGCATCCTGACATTGGACCGGGAATGGTATTGCGACGATTGCCCCGCGCGGAACGTTTGCCCGCATCCGAATAAACATTGGTCTAAGTGAGGAATTGAAATGCCAAAAACACGTGACGAAGACGAAACCAACAGCTTGCTCGACGATCTGCGGGATGGCCTAAAGATCGACCGCAACGATCTGGATACCGCTTTGATGGAGCAACCGGACGCCTATTGGCGGGTCAGTGAAGCCTATGTCATGGCTTGCTCCCGCCGCGATGAGATCAAGATGGAGCGTGATCAGGCAATGGCCGAGCTGGACAGGCAATTCCGCCAGGAAGCGGAAAAGGCCGGGGACAAGCTGACCGAGAAGTCGTTGCAGAGCCAGATCGACCTGTCGCCCAAGATCATCGACTACCGCAAGAAGTATGCACGCGCCTGTCTGCAAGCCGATCTGTTGGCGGGGATGAAGGAATCCTATCGTGACCGTTCCGGAGCTTTGCGCGAGTTGGCCCAGCTATTCGCCAGTAATTACTTTACAGTTTCCACGGGTAGCCGAGCGCGGGATGAGGCGGGCGACCGCAAGGTAGCCGACATCCGCGAGATTGCCGGTAAGCAGCGCGAAGCACGCAACAAGAGGTAGTCGATGACATCGAGGGACGTAATTATTGTTGGCTGCGTGTTGCTGGCCGTAGGTGTATTCGTGTGGGGTTTCATGCGCCTGTATTTCAGTGAAAAGGAATCCCATCTAAAACGAGTGATTAAAATCGCAGAAGGAGACGAGACTAATGGCAGCAAGTAAATTCAAATACCAAGAACGCAGCCCGGAGGATGTCAAGAAACGGGCTACGCAATCCGGTAGCACCTACGATAGCTATCTTAATGATCTGGTCCAGTTTGTGAAGGTCGAGGAAGGCGAAAACAATTACCGTATCCTGCCGCCGACCTGGGATCTCAAATCCGATTGGGGTAATAATTGGTGCCTGGATACCTGGGTCCACCGTAATGTCGGCCCTGACAACGGCGTCTATCTTTGCCCGGCCAAGATGGGGGCTTTGTTCGATCAGGATACCGCTTGCCCAATCTGCGAGGCGGTTGCCGGCATGGACGAGGACGAGGATGAAAAGGCCATCAAGGACCTCAAAGCCAAGCAGGAACGCTTGGCCTATATCATCGACCGCTCCGCCGAAAAGGAAGGCCCCAAAGTCTGGCGGCTTGGCTGGCAGCTTGAGAAAGCCTTGCAGCTTCGTATGCAGAACAAGAAAACCGGGGCTGTGCTGGCGATTGATGATCCTGACAACGGCCACGACATTAGCTTCCGCCGTGAAGGCAAGATGCTAAATACTCGTTACATCAACGAGGACATCGACCGCGACCCTTCGCCCCTGCACGAAAAGCAATCGACGCAGGATAAGTGGATGGATTTCATTGTTGAGAATCCGTTGCCTGACATGCTGATCATCCACGATTACGATTACTTGGATAAGATTTACCGTGGCAAGAAGGGGTCCAAGAAGGATCGTGAAGAAGATGCGGAAGAAGAAAAGCCGACTCGTTCAAGTCGTAATCGGTCTTCTGAGGAAGGCGAAGATGACACCGAAGCGAATACGCCTCGTTCTGCGAGAAATCACCGTTCAGAGCCGGAGCCTGAAGATGAACCCAAGCCCAGGGGATCGCGTGGGCGTAACAATGAGGATGACAATGCCGAAGAAGAAACCAAAGAAGAAAGCCCGCGTCGTTCGCGCCGCGGCGAAGAAGCCGAAGACGAAACCCCGCGCAGGGGACGCCGCCAAGAGGCTGAAGAAGAAGCGCCGCGTAGCCGCCGCAGCCGGTCCGAAGAGCCCGAGCCGGAAGACGACCCGGAGCCGGACCCCGAAGAAGAAAAGCCCCGTGGTCGAGCCCGTGCAAGCCGAGACGCCGATCCCGATTCCGACGACGCCGTCGCCAGCACCCGAGCCCGACTCCAGCGTTTGAAGCCCAAGGCTGAAGAGGACGACGAGCCGCCGCGTAAGGTAAGGCGGAAATAAGTGGCTCCCCGCTTAAAGCTGGATAAGAAGGAGGGTGGGGTTTACTATGACCCACCCTCCGATCTGAAGTTTATCAGCACCGGCTGCACGCTCCTGAATCTTGTAATATCTGGGCGTCGCAACGGGGGCTACGTGCTTGGCCGCTTGACCAATATCATCGGTGACAAGTCAACCGGTAAGACGCTGCTGGCGATTGAAGCGTGCGCCAATTTCCTAAAACAATACCCCAAGGGCAAAATCTATTACCGCGAGGCTGAGTCCGCGTTCGACAAAAGCTATGCCAAAGCCCTGGGGATGCCGGTCAGCCAAATCAGCTTCCTTGATGATGATGTAAACTTTGATTCGGTTGAGGACTTTTACGAGGACCTGGATTCCATCCTCGACAAGGCCAAGCCGGGCCAGCCGGGGTTGTATATCCTGGATAGCCTTGACGCGCTTTCTGACCGCGCTGAGCTGGCCCGCAAGATTGATGCCCCGTCCTATGGCGGCAATAAGGCCAAGCAGATGAGTCAGCTATTCCGCCGGCTGATCCGCAAGATCAACAAAACCGATATGGCGGTCATCATCATTTCCCAAATCCGCGACAACATTGGCGCGATGTTTGGTGACAAGACTACAAGGTCGGGTGGTCGGGCGTTGGATTTCTACGCTTCTCAAGTTGTAAAGCTGGCCCATTTGAAAAGCATCAACCAGACCATCAACGGGCAGAAGCGGACGACCGGGATTTTAATCAAGGCCAAATGCACCAAGAACAAAATCAGCGTGGCGCTGCGGTCGTGTCAGTTTACGCTGGCCTTTGGCTTTGGTGTCGATAGCTTTGCTGCCGGCATGGAGTGGTTGATCGAGGCCAAGCGTACAAAGGATATGGGCCTGTCGATTGCTGCTGCCGAGCAACTGATTGATGACTCCGTTGACTGGGATGACGTGGAATACCGCAAACGCAGTGACGAGCTGGATCAGGTGGTGGCGAAAGCCTGGAATGATATTGAAACAAGTTTCCTCCCACGTCGCCGTAAGTATACATAATGCGCGCCGGCGGAGGGAAGCAAAAAGGCGCTGCGTTTGAGAGGCTAGTTTGTGAAAAGCTATCCTTGTGGGTTACCGACGGGAAAAGTGATTGTGCGTTCTGGCGTAGCGCAATGTCGGGGGGCCGGGCCACGGTTCGCCACGCCAAGGGCAAAAAGACCCAATCGCAATCCGGTGATATATCTGCCGTCGCCCCCGAGGGCCACGCGTTGGTCAATTACTTTTCGATTGAATGCAAATTCGTAAAGGACCTCAACCTGCAAGCTGCCTTGATGAAAGGCAAAGGCCCGCTGGTGGAATACTGGAAGCAGGTCAGCCGTGATGCTGCCAAGGCCGGCAAACGCCCCCTGCTGATCGCCAAACAGAACAATTGCCCGGTCGTGGTGTTTATGTATTACGAGGAAATGTGGTTGGGTGATCGTTGGCGTCCTCAAGCTGATTTGTATGCTTTTAGTAATGATGAATCGGTGTGTATGATGTTGTTTGAAGAATTGCTAAAGTTGGACCCGCCCCAATGACAAACCCAAAGCTGGAAGACTTTGCTAGGGAAATCCTTGAAAGGATTGGCCCTGAAGGGTATGACGATGAGGAAATAAATTACCTTGCTGAAAAGCTACAATTTATCCAGGACGACGCCCTGGAAGCATCCGCTCGCGCCTGTGTTGATTGGCGGGCCTTTGTCTTTGAGAAAATGGCAAAGGGTGAAATCCCCGACCACGAATACAGCCTCAATGTGGCCTGCTCGTCTGTGATCGAGCGCAATATCCGCAGCATGAAATCGGACAGCGAAAAGCCGCCGGCAAACGAGGACGAGCCCACGCCGGGGAGTGGGCTGAAGTGATCCTGTTTACGGCGGACTTACACTTTACAGATTTACCCAGGGACGAGCATCGATGGGCGCTGTTGCCGTGGCTAAAGGAACAGGCCCGTAAGCAAAACGTCGCTACGATTATACTTGGTGGGGATTTGACGGATGCGAAAAATTGTCACAGTGCGGACCTCACCAACAGGCTGGTCGATGGTTTGCGTGACCTTGCTAGGGCCTGTGAGGTAATAATCATTCGTGGCAATCATGATTACATCGATCCCGCAACCCCATTTTTCGGGTTCATGGATGGCGAAAAGAATTTGGCTTTTATCAAAGAGCCAACCTATTTGCAGGACATTAGGACATGGCTGCTTCCCAACACCCGCGACTATCAAACCGATTGGAAGGGGCTGGACTTTAATAAAGCGGAATACATATTTTGTCATCAAACTTTCGATGGGGCGATCAGCGAGATGAATGACCACGCCCTGACCGGAATCCCGCCGTCAGTCTTTGGTAAGACCAAGGCTCAAATCTACAGCGGCGACATCCACAAGGCCCAGCGGCTTACTAAGCAAATCGTATACGTAGGAAGCCCATATAAAGTACGCTTTGGCGAATCCCACACCCCCCGCGTGCTCCTGATCCGCGATGATGGGACGACCAAGGATTTACATTTCCCGACCAAGAATAAGCTGACCGTGGATTTACAAGGCACAGAACCGTTGGCCGATTCGGCTGCGTGGGAAATCCTGAAAGCTGGCGATCAGGTCAAGGTTCGGGTACATATGCCCAGAACCGCATATGCCGAGTGGCCCGCGATCAAGCGCAACATTATTGCGGAAGCGGCTGAAATGGGGTTGGAACTCACGGGACCAGAGTTATTGGCCCTGCCTGAGCCCAAAAAGCCCGCCAAGGGCCGCACAGGGGCCGTCACAGGGGCTTCCGGGCCGATGGATGCCCTAGCGGCCTTCGCCGGGGCAAAGGGCCTGGACGGGCCGCTCCTAAAGGCCGGGGAAAGCTTCCTCAAGGCGGCCAGTCGATGAATTATACCGTTATCACAAAGAGCGGCCATACAGTCTACTTGAAAGAGGTTAATTTTGACGTGGCCCTGGATGATCCACTGAATGATCCAAAGGAAAAGATAATTGCTATCGTGCGTTATGAATTTGTTAACGATCCCAAGATGAAGGGTGACGAATTCATCGCCGGGCTGCTTCGAGGTCTGGAGTCAATTGATGGCTGACCTTGTAGATTTAGAATACCGTCTTTCCAAAGAGATTGTCCCGAATCGTGCTCTGGACGAAAAGCTAACAATTCTCGGCTACAAAGAGAAAACCCCGATTGATGAATACCCCCATTTGGTGGCCTGGAAAACTGGAGATAAGGTTTGGTCTACGGAAGCCCCACATATGACGTCATCGCTTGATGCTGCCGTGGCTTTGGTTGATCGCTTGCTGCCGGGTGTTTATTGGTCTTTGGCAACTCCTACAATGTACAATTCATTTAGAACTCGGGTGCGTGTCTATCAGGCGGTTGTTGGTACGCATGGAAAAATAGCACGGGATGCCGTTGCATATAATCCGGCTCTTGCCCTGTGTCTTGCTTTAGTCCGTTCGCTTTTAGAAGAGCAACCGAAATGAGTGACTTACGCTTCCTTTCCCTGACGCTGGAGAACTTTAAGACGTTTTCAGGATCGCACGAGGTAAAGCTGGACCGTGATCCTGGGTTATATTTCATCCAGGGCCGTAATTTGGTCGAGCCTGAATTAGGGAGTAACGGTGTTGGTAAAAGCACAATCTTTGATGCGCTTATTTGGGTATTGTTTGGGAAAACGGGCCGTGACAACCGTCCCGCCGATTCGATCAAGCCTTGGGTTGGTAAAGGCAAGACGAAAGTCAGCCTTGAGTTTGAACGTGGTGAGGAAAATTATATCATTGATCGAACCCGCAACCCCAACAGTATCGTGGTTTATGCCGGGTCAACGGATGGCAAGGAAATAGCGCAAGAGGAAATCCCCAAGCTGATTGGTATGACGGAGGAAATGTTCCGCAGGACAATCGTGCTAGGACAATTCGGCACCATGTTCCTGGACCTGCGCCCCGAGCAACAATCGCAGATGTTTACCGAAGCCCTGTCGTTGGACGTTTGGCTTAAAGCGGTTGATCAGGCCAAGGCAGCGACCACCAACGCCGAAGCCCAGATACGTGAGATCGAAAAGGATCAAGCCGCCAGTGCAGCCTTGCTGGATTCCTTGCGTGATGACATCAGCAATACAATTAAAGCCGCCGATGAATTTGACGAGACCAAACAAGCCAATGTCGAAAAGCTGACCAAGGCTTTAGCCGCTGCCGAGAAAGCGGTCAGAGGTGTATTGACCGTCGATAAACCTGTGGCCCCGATCAACGATGCGTCGGACAAAATCCATAATGATATTAATACCCGCCAAAGGAACGCGGCGGTTCTGGCTCGCGATATTTCGTCCAACAAGGAAAAGCGTAATCTCTTGCAGGACGAATTGGACTGGATTGATGAGCAGGCCAAAAAGCCCAAGAAGATGTGTAAGGAATGCGGGCAAGAGATCAGCAGCAAGGAAGCCGCTAAACAAACAGACGGAATTGAGGCCAAGGCGAAGACGCTGGACGATCTGATTGCCAAGCAAAAGGGCGAAGCGGCTAAGATAGCTGGAGACATCGACGCCCTGCAAAAGACATTACAGCGTGCAGATGACGCCTTTAAGGTAAGGCAGAGGGCGTATGAAAACGAACACGAGGTGTGGATTAGGGGAATACGCGAATCAGGTATTGCCGGCGAAGCCCTTAAGGCCGCCATGAGCAATCTGAAGCGGGAAAAGGCCACGGTAAATCATCACCGCGAGTTGTTGATCAACCAGCGCGCACGTCGGGATAAAGTAAAGGAACAACAGGCCAAGGCGGTCAAGGCGCTGGACGAACAAAAAGGCTTGCAGGAACAAGCTAAGTATTGGGTAGACGGCTTTAGAGAGCTGCGCCTGTCTATCATTGATGAGACTTTGGTTGAATTGGAAATGAGCGCATCCCGGCACGCGTCTATGCTGGGGTTAGAGGACTGGGGTATTCGCTTCGAAACCGAAAGGGAAACAGCAAGCGGGAAAGTATCAGCAGGCTTTACGGTTATGCTGTACCCACCGGGACAGGATGAGCCAATCAGATTTGAGTCCTATTCTGGTGGTGAGTCACAACGCTGGCAGCTTGCAACATCGTTTGCTTTATCAGAAGTACTATTGGCGCGGGCCGGTGTTTCACCCAGCATGGAGGTGCTTGATGAACCGACTCGAGGTTTGTCTGCTGTCGGGGTTGATGATCTTCTCGATCACTTACGCGATAGGGCTTTGGAATTAGGCCGGGCAATTTTCTTTGTAGACCACCATTCGTTAGACAAAGGATCGTTTGACGGGACCATGTTGATTACAAAAACCAAAAAAGGTAGCGAGCTGGCCTGGATGTGAAACCAAGCCTGTGGATACCCACGACAAATCTGGTCGACCTTGCCCATCTGGGGAAGCTGGGTGAGGAATTGAACGAATGTGGCGCAGCGGTGTCGCGTTGCATCATTCAGGGCATTGCCGAAAGTGAACCGGTCACTCGAAAGTCCAACAAGGAATGGTTGGAGGATGAACTTGCTGATGTTCTCGCGATGATGGAATTGGTGGTTGAACGCTTTGGCCTTGACAGCGACCGCATGGATGAACGGATAAATCGTAAGGTTAAGATGAAGCGGGAATGGCATCAAATGATTACAGATTACCTTAAAGACCAAAAAGGGTAGCGAGCTGGCCTGGGTATAAAAAGGTGTTGCGGGGAAATAAAAAGCTAGTTATGCGTATTGCTCAGTTACCCCCACCACGCCCAAAACACCCCTTATTTCAAGCCTTTAGCTAAAGAGGCCACCATGGATCCCGCTTTGGATTGGCGCTGGGGCGGTCCAGACCTAGCCCTGATGCCCTATTTCCGGGCCTCGTGGCTTCCCAAGATCAGGGTCGAGGAAAGCCCCGACCCCAAGCTGGACGGCCCCTGTTGGCTTTGGCAGGGGGCCAGGGACCAATATGGTTACGTGGTTTGGAGCATAGGCCCACGCAAGACGCGTAAGTTTTGGGGTGGGCATAGATGGGTTGCCCACCATCATTATGGTCCGATACAAAAAGATCACGAACCTGATCATCTTTGTTACAAACGAAATTGTATTCAGCCTTGGCACCTGGAAGTCATTTCCAAGTTGTTGAATCTACAACGAGCACACGCCAGGAAATACGGTAAAGCTCCGCCATTGTCTGAAATAGACTTGGCGGCCTTGGCGGATGGGTATTGGCTGAAGACCCGGCCCGTATGTTATTATTGAAACGCAGCAGTGATGGGATCATTACCTTTATCAAAGGAATGTGTGTCCCAAGCCCTTCATCGCCCGAGCTAGGGGTAATGATCCTTTCACTGTTACGTTTGACAGAAGGCTGTCAGAATTGACCCGCTTTCCATGATCTGATTGTAGTTGCGTGGATGGAATACTCCGTATTCCGAGCAGCGGTAGCGCCTGATACCCTTGCCCCGATTAGGGGGCTGGAGACGTAACAGACCGAGCAATATTAGGGTAGCGCCCTAGTCGCAAATGGTAGCGCAACCATGACAAGCGGGGAGAGTCCCGCACATCATTCTTAAGGGGTTGGGAAATAATGATACACTTCGGGCTAAAATCGTGTGTCGACGACGCGGGTAAGCGTTTTATTCAGCAGCTATGGATTAAGGGCGACAGCGCCCAGGTCATTGCGAGTAAGATGATACACAATTACCCAAGCATAACGCGACAGGTTGTTGTTGGTATTGTAAGCCGGGCCAGGGCAGCCGGCCAAGAATGGGCTAGGCTAAGAACAACCAACAACCGCGATTTAAGCTGTCGTATCCAGCGTGTCAAAACCACCCCGATACCCCCACCCCCCACCATAATCTCCATCATCCACGAGCCTACTTTTGTAGGCCCACAGAATGATTTCCCTGCCCCAGGACATTGTCAATATACCCACGATGATCCTGCGAAGGGATTTCAAATGTGTGGGCATCCAACAGGCGATTACCACGACCGCTGGTGTCAGTGGCATAAAGACAACACAATCTACAACAGACAACAGAAGGCAGCATGACCCGCACTCGCGCACAGCACCTAAATGAGGAAGAATTGAACATCCTTCTGGATGTGTGGCGTAAGGGTATGCGCCCCAGCTTTGCCGCAGGTTTGGTACATTGCAGCGAAAGGATCGCGCAAAAGTATTACAGTTTGTTTCGCTCTGAATACGGCGATACCGCCGGGTATAACCGATTCAAGCCTGAGCGCGTTGTCAAGCACACTAAGCCAAGGGAATCGCTTAAATACCAGGACGAATCATTCTACGGCCCTGTCCCGCACAGGCAATGCCCCCCACCCAATTGCATTCCCAGCCTTACCAAACAACAGCTGATGGCCGGCAGATAAGATGCCGAAAGCCAAGGTCGTACGCAAAGCCTCGAAGAAGGGGAAGAAAAAGCGTACCTACCCAGCCAACGTCAAGGGATCGAAGAAGCAGCGCCGCAAACACGCCAAAGACGTGCAGCGCGTAGCCCAGGACATCCAAAAGAACGGGGGCCAACCCAGCACCTATGATCCGGCCTTCTGCACAATGGCGAAGAAGCTGTGCGAAATGGGGGCGACGGACGCTGAGCTGGCTGAATTCTTTGGGGTAACAGTGGTTACCATTTGGAATTGGGGTACAAGACATCAAGAGTTCTTTAATGCGTGTCGTAGAGGTAAGGACGCTGCGGACGAGCGTGTCGTCCGTGCCGGCTATGCAAAGGCGACAGGGTACAGCTATCCGAGCGAGAAGATCGTGGTCGTCGGCAAGCGAGTCGTGCGTGTGCCCACAATGGAACACGTGCCTCCTTCGGACAATCAGATCAAGTTCTGGCTTACCAATCGTGACCCTGAGAACTGGAAAGACCGCAGCGAGACCGGCTTCGATCCTGACAAGCCGTTGAAGATCATCGTCAAGGGCGGATTGCCTACCGGCAAATGACATCAATACCCCTGCGGCAGCTTGAAGCGGACTTGCAAAAGACCGTGGCCGTTACCACGTCCGAGATCGAGACCGAGGAGGGCGACTGTAAGGGGATGTACCTCTTCCGGGAGGACGACGGCAGCAAGTTCATGTGGAGCCCGACGCCTACCCGGTACGGGCATCACGACGTTGCGACCGTTGCCGAAGCGGACCACATCATGTTCCTGTGCCCCAAGTGCTTTACCAAAAACGGGGGGTCTGTAGGGACGCACGCCGTTATGGTGACGTTTGCTGGCCGCAACGTTCCAGACGAGGCAAGCAGCCACGACGCTGATGGTAAACCGTCCCGATGGACCGCCAGCGGCACCACGATCGACAATTTGGTCCTGACGCCTTCCATCCTGCTTGATGCCAAACGAAAGCCTACCGAGGGCTGCCATTGGCACGGCTTTGTGGGGTCTAGCGGTATCCCGGCAGGCCACGCTGGTCCGACTACCTAACCATGAGTGCCGCTGGAAAGCATCGGGAAATCGAGGTAGACCTCCCGACCCTGCATTCAGGACAGGTAAGCTGCTTTGACAACCGCTCCCGCTACTACGCGGTCCGCTGTGGCCGGCGCTGGGGCAAGAGCACCTTCGGGAGCATCATTGCTGAGGACGCTCTGATCAAGTCGGAGCTGGTCGGTTACTTCGCCCCCGACTACAAGCGCCTCACAGAAATCATTAACGAAATATCGGAAGTGATTGAGCCGGTAAGGAAATACCCAAGCGGGGGCCGCGACATTATCCGGACCATTACCGGGGGCCGCTTAGACTTCTGGACCCTGGAAGACTTATCCGCCGGTCGTTCGCGCAAGTACCACAAAGTCATCATCGATGAGGCTGCGTTTACCAAGCCTAACATGATGGACATTTGGTCCAAGGCGATCAAGCCGACTTTACTTGATTACCGTGGATCAGCTTTGGTCCTGTCCAATACCAACGGCGCTGACCCGGATCAATTCTTCTGGAAGATATGTAACGAGCCGGAACACGGTTTTAAGGAATACCACGCCCCAAGCCAGCAGAACCCGCTGCTGCCGCGCGAGGACCTGGAAGCGTGGGCCAAGACCATGCACCCCCTGGTTTACGCTCAAGAGATATTAGCCGACTTTGTCGATTGGTCCGGGGTGGCGTTCTTTGCCAAGGACAAGATGTTGGTCAATGGTCAGCCTGTCGCTATGCCCGCACAATGCGATTCAGTCTTTGCGGTCATCGATACGGCGGTCAAGACCGGCAAGGATAACGATGGTACGGCGGTTGGCTACTTTAGCCGGTCCAAGTTTGGTAAAGGCTACCCGCTTGTATTGCTTGATTGGGACATCCAGCAGATCGAGGGGGCCTTGCTTGAGACCTGGCTACCAAACGTATTTCGCCGGCTTGAAGAATTAGCCCAGCTTACCCACGCAAGGTCAGGATCAATTGGGGCCTACATCGAGGACAAGTCGTCCGGCTCCATTCTCCTGCAACAGGCCAAGCGGCGTGGGCAAAACGTGCATGAAATTGAGTCAGACCTTACCGCAATGGGTAAGGATGAGCGGGCGATCAATGCGTCCGGGTACTTCTTCCAGGAAAAGGTAAAGCTATCTGCCCACGCGTATGACAAGACTGTGAGCTATAAGGGCGCAACGCGTAATCATTTCCTGTCACAAGTCTGTGGCTTTAGGATTGGTGATAAAACGCCAGGGCGCGAGGATGACCTTTTGGACGTGTTTTGTTACGGTATCGCGTTAGCCTTGGGAAATACTGATGGATATTAGGGAGGACTTTGTCATGCGATCCTTTTCCGATCTTGCCGGCCCCGTCTTTGCGGTTTACCTCGTTGTTGGATCAGTTGTCTTGATGGGGCTTGGTTTTGTATACGTTGTGCGTTTTGTGGTTTGGGTCATCTAGAACATTATTCTGGTAGTTTGAAATGGGCGGCCCACGGATGAAATGGTGCAGCTACGAGCTGGCCGTTAAGATGGCTGACCGCTACAACGCCAAGGTGCCGCTTGAGGACATCATCCAGGAATTTGGTGTCCCTGTTACTCGCCAAGCCCTTTACCAATTGTTGATACGGCGCAAGCTGATCCAGCCCCACGATGGGCACCGCGTTGACGCTATAGGACGTATTCATCGGACTACCCTATACCACATGACGATGGGGCAGGTCACTGACGCCTACAGCCGGCACAAATCAGGCGAAAGCCTTGAGAGCCTGGCAAACCGATACGATGTTGTGCCCCAAACCCTGAAAAAGCATTTCGCCCGCCTTGAGGACGAGATGCGTATGGTCAGGGCCGTCAAGGCTGACCGGGCCAGCAAATCGACTTATGAACCGTCTACATTTATCCGCCAGCTAACGCCCCAGGAACTAATGTCCGGGCGGGCTAACAGGCATTAGAGGAAATACCCAACACCCCAAATGGCTACCATCCAGTTTAACGGGTCCAATATAGGTAATCCGTTATGGGACATCATGGCCTGTGACCAAATCCTTCCGGGGTCTGATCCCAGCTATCAGATGTGTAAGGTAATTTATCAATACCACACTTTGGGTAAGAAGCTTGCTGACACGCCTATCGACATGGCGCAATTCAAACCCCGCATCATTACCTGCCCCGATAGCCCTGAGGAAAAGGTCGTCGAAGCCTTTAAGCGGGAATGGGACAAGATCGGGGCCGACGGTCATATTGCGGATACGATGGGGTGGTCACGGGTTTACGGTATTGCCAGCATTGCGATGCTAGTTGATGGCTGGGTGTCGACTAAGCCGATGGATTTCAAGGGGCTGGCAAAGGCCGACATCAGCTTCAATGTATACGATCCGCTGAACACATCCGGCAGCTTGGTCCTCAATCAAAATCCCAATGATCTTGATTTCCAGAAGGTGCGGAGCATTAGCGTAAGCGGCGTGCCTTACCACCGCAGTCGGACAGTGACTATCCTGAACGAAAAGCCAATCTATATCGGGTATACCACATCCGCCTTTGGTTATGTGGGCCGCTCTGTTTACCAGCGCCCGCTCTACCCGCTGAAGTCTTTTATCCAGACCATGGTGACGGACGATTTGGTAAGCCTTAAGGCCGGCGTTATTGTTGCCAAGATGAAGCAGCCTGGATCGGTGGTGGATCAGGCGATGGCGTTCCTGGCTGGCCTTAAGCGTAATTTTGTCAAGGAAGCGGTAACCGGCAATGTGATCGGTATCACGCCTGACGAAGACATCGAGACGCTCAACATGCAGAACGTCAATACTGCCATGTCAGAGAGCCGCAAGAACATCTTGGAGAACATTGCCAGCGGTGCAGACATGCCGGCCAAGATACTGAATGCGGAAACCTTTGCGGAAGGCTTTGGCGAAGGCACCGAGGACGCCAAATATGTGGCCCGGTACATCGACAAGGTCCGCGTTCAGATGCAGCCCCTTTACGCTTTCTTTGACCGCATTGTGATGCACCGCGCTTGGAATCAAGAATTCTACGCCACCATCCAGAATCTCTTCCCCAAGGAATACGGTAAGACCAGCTACGAAGAAGCGTTCTACAAATGGCAGAACAGCTTCAGCGCAATCTGGCCATCGCTGCTTACCGAGCCTGAATCGGAACTTGTAAAGAAAGACGATGTACAGCTTAAAGCCATCATCGCGATCCTCGAGGTATTGATCCCCGAAATTGATCCAGACAACAAAGCGGTACTGATTCAGTGGGCTGCGGATAATATCAACGACCTCAAGAAGCTGTTCTCTGCCCCGCTTGTTATGGATTACCAAGCCATTGCTGATTACGAGCCGCCCCAACAAGCGGCCCTTGGCCAAGAGAAGCCGGAAGCCCCGTTCAGCTCCAAGGACAGCACGCGGGGCCGGATTGAAAGCCGCCAGCTCTTGCGCCTGCTCCAGGATCGCCGTGAGGCGGGCACAGCGGGCTAATGGCGGCCATCTCTGCCGAGGTCCTTAAGCAAGCCTCCTTGCAGACCGAAAGGGCCACCATGGCCTTTAACACGGGTATGTCTGAGTACCAGGATGCCTGTAGGCGCTGCGATTGGCAGATTCTTGATGATAAGAGATTCCAGACCATTACCGCTCTGGAGGGTTTGCTGGATTGCTATGCATCGGTACATCGCTTGATGGGAAATGGATTCTAATGGGAAAGCTTCAGGACATTGCCGCGCGGCTGGATAGCCTAAAGGCAAAGGCTGACGCGATTACGCCCTTTATCCAACAGCACAATAATAACGGTGTGTTTTTCCACGTTATTGGTTCCGATGGGCGTACTAGTTCGATTGAGCGCACACGTGAGGCGGCAGAAAAACAATTGAAACGTCTTAGGCCCTCCCCCGATCCGCTTGGCCTGGGGTATAGAGAAGCAAAAATTAGCCTGAATGGTAAGCTGCGTAGCGATGCAAAGGGTTCTGATAAATTACGGGATCAAGAGCGCCCCACAGTTATGGGCGCTTATGAACTTGATCGTAAAACACTTACCCCAATTCGTCGGGCAATAAATACAAATCGACCGGGGGATTACGGTTCTGATCCTCTCGGTGATGGAAAGTTTCGCATGGTGCCCAGCGGGGATATAGTAGACTACGCTGAGCGCACGCGGCGTTTGAAGAAATAATGCCCCCCAATAAACGGGACGACTTCTATTCAATTTTGAATGAGGCAGTCGCCAATATGGCGGAGCATGGCTACGACGATCCCGCTCGCGTGGCCTACTGGACCAAGCGCCTGCGTGACGCAATTGATACCAGCTTTGTGCCACTCTACAAATTAGATGAAATGTTGCGTGAGGTGCTGACCCTGACTTACAAGAAGATGATCGAGCAAGGCAACATCGCACAATTCCACCAAGGCGTGGAACGCTTTACAATAGACCGCATCGCACCCCACCTTCGCGCCGAGCTGGATCGCCGCATCATGGCGAGCGCCAGCCTGATCAAATTGAATCGCGAGGAGATGACGGAAGCCACCTTACGCCGCTTCCAGGGTTGGGCTACATCCATACCCAAGGGCGGCAGCAAGGCGACCGATAAGGTTGACGCCAAGAAGGGCATCAAGAAAGCGGTTAAGGGCCTGCCCTTTGAAGAGCGCCGGGTACTCATTGACCAGAACGCCAAGCTGGTGTCTGCGATCAACGAGATCATCGCAACCGATGGCGGGGCTATTGCTGCCATCTGGCGTCACACAGGACGACGCGCCGGCTATGATCCGCGGCCTGAGCATATTGCCCGCGAGGGTAAGATTTACGCCGTCAAGAACAATTGGGCGATGAAGGCGGGGTTTATGAACAAAGGTCCCAATGGTTACACGGATAGCATTGAAAAACCTGGGGAGCTAATTTACTGTTCTTGCCATTACGAGTATCAATACTCAATCTCGGACCTCCCCGCGTCCATGATAACGGCTAAGGGTCGCGACGCCCTCAAGGCTGTGCGCGAACAACAGAATGCCTAAGATGTTTTACAGTTTCATCACGTGGATGATCCTGATTGGCATTACCGCTTTGGCTTTTGCCTATTTCCTTTCCCCCTGAAAAGGACAAACCCGAATGGCTCTTACGCCTCTGAAATCTTACCCAAATTGTGGGACGATGCCCGCTGTGCCACCTATTCCATTTCCCGCGAGCTTGGTAGCCACTACCGGGACATGGTCATCTGATCTTATGCCGGCAGGTTTTGGCGGGATAGTTTTCTACGCAACATCTGATCAGGCGGTAACTCTTACGGTTACCCGCTACGCCGATCTGGCCGGGACTATCCTGATTGATGTATCGACCCAGGCTTTGGTTATTGCAACGCCGGGGTCTGTCGGCACTACAGACAAGGTGCCTTACCTTTCCTTTGTAGCTGCCATTGCCAACACCACAGGATCGACCGCGAATATGACCAACATGCAAATCTTGACGGGGCAATTCCAATGATCAGAAAATTACTCTTTGCCGCACCGCTATTTGCGTTTGCGTTTATTGGCCCTGCTGTTTCACAAGGGATCAGCTCTGGTGCTGGCCCGCAATACCGGGTCGTCGCGTCATGCGGAGCGCCTACCTATACGGTGGGGTCTTTGCTTCAAGGCACGATGGATGCGAACGGTAATGCGTGCGGTACCGGTGGCGGTACCGGTAGCGGAACAGTTACCCATGTTGGCGCGACTTTTGTTGGCGGCCTGCTTTCAATTGCCGGCTCCCCGATTACAAGCACGGGTACCTTGGCGTTTACGGTTGCCGGCACCAGCGGCGGTATCCCGTATTTCAATAGCAGCAGCACGTGGCTTTCCAGCGGGGTGCTTGCGACGAGCGCCTTGGTGATTGGTGGCGGGGCTGGATCAGCGCCATCGACTACTACAACCGGGACCGGTATTCTTACAGCCCTTGGGGTAAACGTTGGCTCAGCCGGCGCTCCTGTTCTATTCAACGGTGCTGGTGGAACTCCGTCTTCGCTTACGCTGACGAATGCGGGCGGGCTCGTAGCTTCGACCGGAACGACAGCGACTGGTACGCCCGGCAGCACAACGTATCTTCGCGGCGACAATACGTGGTCCACCCCCGCCGGGTCCGGCGGCCTAACGGTTGGATCGACGACCATAACTTCCGGTACGAGCGGGCGCGTGGAAATCGACACGAGCGGTGTTCTCCAGGAGCTTCCTTACGGCCTGACCGGCAACAGCACCATCGTTGAGACAACAAGCGGTGGCCTCCTCACCCCTTCGATCCTTCCGTTGGCCACGACGGCGGCCTTCGGCGGCGTCAAGTGCGACGGGACTACGATCACCTGCACGGGGGGTATTATTACATCGACCAGTAGCGGTTCACCCCTAACTACCCAAGACCTTCTCGGCAACAGCGTTACCAATACCGCAACACTATCGGCTGGCCTTGGCTTTACGGTAAGCGGCAGCGCGGGCAGCGCCACATTCACCGAAGCACAGCTTACCAATCACGCCGCCGACAGCAATTACACGATGGCGAGTACCGATAAGGCGGCTTGCTTCTCGACCACGTTCACCGCAAATCGCACTCTCTCGCTGCTGGCTACGACCAGCTACACGACCGGGCAGGAGATTGTGGTTGGCGATTGCGGCGCGGTTGGAGCCACTTATCATCTTTTAGTCGCTCCAAACGGCACCGACACGATCAACGGCGTCAATGCCTCCATCCAGGTAGACAATACCTACGGCTGGTACATTCTGAAAAAGGTTGGGACCGGCGCATGGTCAGCGATCTCGGCAAACATCGTTCCGGCCTTTACGCCAGTCACGAACAATTTCCTTACTGGATTGAGCGCCAATGGTGTGTGGAGTTCGGCGCAGCCTGCGTTCACCAATATCAGCGGAGCAGTTGCCGCCGCCCAGATGCCTGGCGCGACCGTTACGTTTGGCACGCTGACCAATGGCGATTATTGCACTTACACATCTTCCGGCACGGTCATTAATTGCAACACAGGTGCTGGCAGCGGCGTTTCGAGCGTTGACATTATCGCCGGAACCAACGTTACGGTTTCCGGTACCTGCAACAGTTCTTCGTCCATATCTTGCACGATAAATTCATCGGGCGGCGGCGGATCATCTGTTGTCTATAACAGCATCGGCGGTTGCACCCTCTCGAATGATGGCGGCACACCTAACAGCATTCTTGACATTGCAGCTTGCCAAGCGGCTGACAGCACTAATACCGATGAACTGACGGCGGCAGCCTTCACCAAATCAACCGCTGGCGCTTGGGCATCGGGCTCTGGCAGCAATGGCATGGGGAACGGCCTCACGATTGCTAATTCGACTTGGTATCACGTCTGCGAATGGAAAAACGCCGGGACAACGGATTATTCGTTCGACACTTCGGCAACATGCGCCAACAAGCCAAGCGGTATTACCGGGTCAGAATATCGACGGCTTGGTTCGTTCAAGACGGACGGCTCTGCGCATATCATTGCCTACACGCAACGAGGCGGAAATTTCATCTGGACAGCGCCGGTTGGAGATTTAAGCAGCGCGACATTAAGTTCTGGAACAACTGCCACAACTTTAACAGTTCCTCTTGGCGTGAATGTCATAGCAAAGTTCAATTACTATTGCGGATCGTCACTTGCTATAGCCACTGTCTTATTCGACCCAACCGCAGGCAGCACCACCAATGGGAATAATAATTATCAGTGCTACACGAATGCGTACGTGCCATCCACAGTTGCTTTTGCAGAAGTCGGCACAAACACATCTTCGCAAATTGACATAAATACCAATGGAACGGAGGCAGGTGTCGCTCTCAATACGCTTGGTTGGTACGATTATCGCGGCGGGAATTAAATGCGACTAACTATCGTCGTCGCCCTATGGGCAAGCCTCTGCGCCTTTGGCGGCGTTGTTCCGACTGAAAACCTAACCCCGCCGATTGAAGCCAGCGCCAATCTATTCTCAACGCTTGCCAGCAATCAGGACGCAGCTACCGGCTTTGACATTGACCAAACCGGAACAGCCGCCGGCCATATGTGGCACAATGGACTGTGGCAAGGAGCGCCGAGCTTTTATTCGGTGCCATCTTCTTACATCAGCGTTGACGCAAGCGGGAATATTCATCTGCAATGGGTAACAGCCTTTGCAACAACTGGATGCCCACTACCGACTACAAACCCCGGAACGCTTTGCCCGTTGCCTACAATTTCGTCCGGCGATAGATCGCTTTCGACCTACCGCGCTTTTGGTCATGGCTATTATGAGTGGGTCGTAAGATACACGCCGAACAACACTGCCGCATGGGGTGCAGAATGGTTACTCGGGCTCACGACCGGGAAAAATTGTCTGGCACAAGGCTTTCCCACATTACCCGTATCTGGAACAGCGCCACCGTATAGCGAAATAGACAACGAGTGGAGCTACAATACCGACAGCACGTTGCATGTGACCTTGCATCAGACAAACGGCCCCGGCGATGCACAGTGCAATGGGACGACCAACAGTTCTGGTGCGTCTGGCTCAGTATCGCCCGGCGACCCAACAGTGTTTCACACAATCGGAATTTTATGGTGCGGAACATTTGTGGGATCAGGGGCATGTGGCGGAGGGCCGGGGATTGTCTGGTATTACGATCATAGTGTCGTGACCAGTGGCTCAACTACCGCAGACACAGAAAGCCAGCTTCACATTGTTAATATGTGGATGGCCGAACAATGCGGCGGGGGACAGCCGAACTGTGGTTCGCCACCCAGCGCTATTGATATGTATATCCAATCTTTCCGCTATTGGTCTTGCGCATCGTGGCAAGCAAACGCATTGGGCTGCTGACCCGTGACTAAATATCGCGCGAAATTATTGGCCACTACCATTGCGGCAGACGGCACAAACCCATCGCGCAGGAGGTTTATGGTGGGGCTCGCGCTTGCCGTCTCCTGCACGGCAATGCCTAAGCCGGTCAAGGCCCTTAACATGGGTGTTATCCCGCCGGTCGGCTTTCCTGTTGGCGGCCTTGTCGCTACGGTTACGATGGCTCCGGCAAATGGCGGGGGTGTCTATACCTTCGACATGGCGAGCGCGACGAACCTCGGGGATTTCGTCGGGCCGAGCTTCACGATGCACCACTACCGGCTGATGGTGGCCGGGTGTCCCCTCCGACTTTACTTCAATCCGGACGCAGCAAGCCCAGCATATTCTGGTCGAATTGAACTCATGGTCGAGTTCGGGACCGCCTTCAGCGGTAGCCCCTATAATTTAATTTATGATCCAAGCGTCAGTTACGCATACAGCGTTGTCTTAAAGAAAAATGGCACAACAATTCTGACTCAGAATGTTCCTGTCCATTATTGGTGGACACGCTGGCGGTATCAGTCGGCACGCCGTCCGATAGCCAACACCCCGGCTACGATAATGAGTAACGGCTGGCATCTCCCAATGAGCCAGACACCCTACACTGGGATCACCTACCCGTTCACGAACAACAGTTCTGGTTCCACTTGGGACCCAGGTAAAGGTGGCCCTGGTGGTCCTGTTGTTTACACCGGCCCGATGAGCCTCGCCGGGATTTATCCGGCAATGGGGGCCACCGGCGAACGCGATGACCTCGGGGCTATTTCCGAGTCTCAGGGCCAGTGGCTCATCAACCCAAGCGGTGTTGGTTCTCCGACATACGGAAGCGTAACTTACGCTAATGCGTTTCTTGACTGGGCTGAAGGGTCAAATGCCATCCCGAATTGGTATCGAGATGAGACGTCATCTGGGGATACACTGATAAATTTAACGACCTATCCGGGGGCAAACTCTTACGGGGCTTACGGTCAAGGTGGCCTTACCCCTTTTGTTAAGGGCATCGGGTGGCTCGCGAGCAACTCACCCGCCGCCGCAATCTTTACTGCCGAGGTTGCCGGGGCATTCAGCGGAAGCACGACCTCTGGCACCACTATGATAATGGGGTCTGGCATTACTGGCACACTCTGGCCGGGGGATTATATAACCGGGTCTGACGGAACAAATACTATTTATTTTGGCGTCACAATCGTCAGCCAGCTAACAGGAACCCCTGGCGGCTCTCCTGGAGCGACGTTCCAAATGTCTGGCGCGGCCAATCCCGGAAATCTAACCAGTTGTACAATGTCCTCACAATCAGGCGTGATGAATGTAACCGCCGTTGCCTCCGGTGTTGTTGGGCCTTACCAGCAATTTCCTAACGGTGCCCTCCAAAGCAGATCGATACTAAGCCAACTTAGCGGAACGCCTGGCGGGATCGGTACATACGCAATAGATGGCCTATTTGGATATCCCAGCCCCATTACTAGCCAGTCCATGGATACGATAGTTCTCAGTCCTGTAGTTATGGATGAGAGTCACTATCCGAATACTGCAAGTATCGCAGCTTTGGCGACATGGGACCCGTGTTTTATAGAAGCTGCCCAAAAAGATTGCAATGACGGCTTCATGGAGACGCAGTATTATAATTTTTATAGTCTATATGGAAATTTTAACCACTTCGGCTTTGGGAACAGTCCTGTCATACAACCGCAAATAACGCGCGACGCAGCTTGGGCCTTTCGATCCCTCATCAACGCCTGGTTTGTCACCCATACCTACGAGCAGACATACGGTGCGGTTCCTGCGTGGCTTCTTCCGTCCTCGGTGTTTCTAACCTTATTGAAAAGTAACTGTGCGTATTTTACAGAAATCTTCATCACACAGCCCGGAGTGACCGGGGCCAACGTTTTCCCGGCGTTCTCTGGAAACATAGGACGGCTAGGACAGAACGAGAACTGGCAGAATGACTATTTCAATACCTCTATGATGCTCGGGCAGCTTCTTGAGACGACTGCTGGAGTCTCGACAGGTCTTACTACGTTGTTCGCCTTTGCGCTAAACAACACGCTTTGGAGAACGAACGGAACATCGGGTTGGCCCGTGGCATACTGTGGTCCTTACTTCCTAGCCAACGACTATCTCTATCAAGACCTCGGACCGCCCCCGCGTAACGGATTGTTGCCTGCGGGAGATTATTACTTACAGTCTGCCGGAGATGCTTCGACTACTGGAGCCTGGGGAGTTTATCACTGGAATAAAGCCGCGCTGTGCCGCTCAGTATTCACAGGATACATAAGTGGGACGACGTTAACTGTAACCGCCATATCTACTGATGCGTCTGAACTTGCAGCCGCAAGTGCTACGTTTGGGGCAAGCGCGCCATTCTTTGGCAGCATCAATCCCGGGCCGCTTTCTGGGGCGGGTGTAACAATCGGTACGCATATTACTACGCAGGGGGGTTCTCCGTTAGGGCAAGTCGGGACTTACACCGTAGACACCTCTCAGACAGTGGGTAGTTCTGGAAGTCCGATCACAATGTATGCCCAGGGGTACAACACGGCTGCCCTAACCCAAGCTATGATAGACGCGCTTGCTATTGACCAGTTTAATGGTGGGTATCGAGTCGGACTGACTGCGTCAGTGGACTATACCTGCTACCCGTTTGGCGTCTTGGCTGGGGCTTCACAACTCGGATACGCAAACACCAAGACCTACGCCGGTTATGTTGCAACGATGCTCCACAACTCAAGCAATTATATCGTCGGGGCGCGGTACGCCTACGACGTAGCGCCGTGACCGGGCGGCAGGCTTACGCATGACCAAACCTAAACCCAAGAAGCGCAAGCCCGTCGTTGCGCCCGTACCAATGAAACCGCCCCCGCCCCCGTTATCCTTTTGGGAAAAGCTGATGAAGTATGTATCCGGTATAAGGAGTTAATTGTACATGTCTGAAACTGCTTCAGGACGGGACGCGTGGAAGTCTGGCAAGGCCAAAAGCAATCCGCATCCTGCCGGGTCCAAGGCTAACGGGGAGTGGCAAAGGGGCTATGATGCTGAAGCTAAGGTGGCTGAGAAGTCTGCCAAAGGCTCTACTAAAGACGACGCCACCGATGCCGCCCTGCGATCCTTGTCCATGCTCCGCGATGAGCTGACCAAGGTGAGGGCCGAACAGCGCAAGGTCCAAGGCCCTGAAAAATGGACCTACGACGATTACATCCGCGAGATCAACGCCAAGATCGACAAGCTGCAAGCGGTAGCGGCTAGGGCGGATGCGGAACCAAATCCGTCAGCCTCTATTGCTCGCCTAAAGAAAGAGCTTATAGGCGAAGAAGATCCTGATCGTATTACCACAATAAAAAAGCGTATCAGAGAATACGAAAAGATTGTCAATAGCGGTAAAGCCGACAGCGAGACGACAGCCGGCGTGGTCAAGGGCATTGCGGAAAAGCCTGGCATCGGTCCCAGGCCGGACGCAGCCCTACGCTCTTGGACTGTTACTTTATCAAAGGGTGATGACCGTAAAGAACATCGCGTCAGGGCCACAAACGAACAAGATGCTGTCCGAATCGCTCACGAACGGATGGGCGATAAAGAAGCTGGAAAGTGGAAAACGGTTAATTCCTTTCGGAATGATGCGGTTAAGCCGGACGGCGAAAAGTTGCGTAAGATACTGGACCGCACCGATAGCTTGAAGGCGAGGGCCGATGCTGCTGACCCCGAATACTGGGTAATTGATTACCGTAATAAAGAGTCGCCCAACGACAATAAGAATGGGTCAAAACGGTATTCGTCTGAAAAGGCAGCTAAGGAGGAAGCCAATCGTGGTAATCGAATTGATAAGGTTGGGGGTGTGTATTCTGTAAGGCATGTTGCTGCCCGTGGCGACAGCACCGATACCAAGGTCAAAGCTCGCGTCGGGCTGCGGATTGGGGCGGACGCCGAACCAGCGGACATTGACAAAGAATACAAACAACTCAAGGCGGCCAGTCGCCAATACCTTGAAGGCGAGGTCAAGCGCAATCACCGCATTTACGATACTAAAGGGTCATCCAAATCCGATTTGATCAGCCAAATTCTGAATGACAAATTCAGCCGTAAAGATTTGGATGCTTGGGGTAAATGATTACCGCCGCCGGAATCCTCTTCATCGCGCCCAACGGCAACTGCTTACTATTAAAGCGTTCTGACAAAGGCGACATGCCGGGTTACTGGTGCTTCCCCGGCGGCAAGCAGGAAGGCGATGAGACCCTAGAGGAATGCGCTGTCCGCGAAGCCAAAGAGGAATGTGGTTCTATCCCCAAGGGGGATTTGACCCCTTGGACCCGCTCCATTAGCGCCCCACAGGCCCTTGCCAGCCCTATTCCGGCCCCTGCCCCCATAGCAGCCCTGGAAAGCCCGCCACAACCCACCACAGCCCCGCTCGTTGCGACCCCGCCCCAGGAACAGACGGACTTCACCACGTTTATACAGCAGGTCGATGATGAGTTTATGGTAAAGCTGGACGGGGAACATGTAGGCTGGTGCTGGGCACCACTGAATAACCCGCCCCAGCCTTTACATCCAGGCTGCCAGATTGCGATTGATCGTCTTACCATGAACGAGACCGGGGTGGCCCAGGCCATTGCCGATGGTCGACTTACAAGCCCGCAGCATTACGACAACATGTGGCTCTTTGCCATTCGTATTACAGGAACCGGGGTTGCCTACCGCCACAAGCACAAGGAATTTGTCTGGCGCGATCCCGCCCTTTACATGACCCCTGAATTCTTGGCCCGCTGTAATGGTAAGCCAGTCATCATGGAGCACCCTAAGAAGGGCTTTTTGAATAGCAAGGAATTTGCCGACCGCATCATCGGGACAACCGTGCTGCCTTACCTGAAAGAGGTCGAGCAGGAGGTTTGGGGCATCATCGCCATTTACGATGACGAAGCCGCCACCATGATGCGGGATGAACAATTATCTACATCACCCTGTGTCGTCTTCCGCGATCCCACGGTTAACAATACCGTTGAATTGGAAGATGGTAGCAAACTGTTGATTGAGGGCTTGCCAAGTCTTTACGATCATATTGCGGTCGTTCGCGCCGGGGTCTGGGATAAAGGTGGCGATCCTGTTGGTGTTCTTAACCAAGAGATTGCTGCGGATGCTGTTGAAGAGGAAAGTCGTCCACTTTATAATGATCGACAGCTTGGTCGTGCCTTTACTCTTTTACATATTCACTCTAAAAACGTGGTAACCCGCTCACGATGAAAGTTAAGGTTTCAAAAAGAATATATTACGTTTACGGTCTTTACCGGGATGTAAAAATGCTTGATCCTTTTTATATTGGAAAAGGGCAGCGTCGTCGTATAAACTTCTCCGCCGCTGAAAATGTTGATGAGCATTGCACCAATATCCGCAAGCGAAATGCAATAAGAAAACGTATCCGTGAATTGGGGTTTGTACCAAGAAAAATTATTCGCGGGCGTCTTTTGGAAAGAGACGCCCTTGCGTATGAATCCATACTAATTCTTAAATTTGGTAGGATTAATAACGGTACGGGCCGCTTGGCTAATCTCACTGATGGTGGTGAGGGTATGTCCGGTCATATTCCTTCAAAAGAAACCAATGAAAAAAGACGAGCTTCCTTAACAGGTCGTAAACGCTCCCTGGAAGAATGTGCTGCTATTAGTGCGGGGAAGAAAGGTATTCCTGCGTGGAATAAAGGTAAGCCTTCCCCAAGGAAAGGTATACCAATTACCCAAGAGCATCGCGACAGTATAAGCCGGGGCCGCTTGGCAAGCAGCAAACCAAGCGAAGCCGCTAAGAAACTTTGGGCGGATGAAGCATACCGGGCTTCGATGTCTGGAAAGAATAGTCCGATGTATGGGCGACCCCCGCCGGCTACAGCGCGTGAAGCTACTACAAAACGCAATAACAAGAATTGGGCCGATCCAATTTATCGCGCAAAACAAACAGAAATTAATCGCAAAGCAGCTAAAGATCGAATGTCTGACCCTGTTACGCGTGCCAGAACAATCGCAGCGGTAATCGCGTCTAATAAAAGACGCGCCAAGAAGAACAAACAAGCCGCTATTTAATTCTACTTTTCCTAACCCGGACCAGCCTGCCCGCACTTGTTGGCCGGACCCATTACTATTTGCGGAATACCACTCAAACCAAGGAGACGAATACAATGGCAGACGTTAATAATGCCGACAAAGAGAATGCCGAGAAGGCGGACGCGGATGGCGGCCAGATGCTCGACAAAATCTTGAAAGGTGTAGACAGCGCGTGCTCTGCGATGGACAGCCTTAGCAAACGCATGGACGCAATGGACGGGCGCATGGACTCCATCGAGGACATGAAGAAGGCCAAGCCCGACGCCGACGAGGACATGGAAGAGGATGAACCCAAGCGTGTTGCTGCGGACAAGAAAGCCCGCAAGGACAGCAAGAAAGCCGATGCCGAGGACGACAAGGAAGAAAAGGCTGACGCTGAAGACGACAAAGAGGAAAAGATGGCCGACAAAAAAGCCGATGCCGAGGACGAAAAGAAGGAAGAGGCCAAGGCTGACTCCGCCGCCCTTATGGCTGAAATCAATTCCCTCAAGGCCCGCATGGTTCCCCGCTCCGACGCGGATTACCGTTCGCTCATCGCCAGCCAGGCCAAGTTTGATACCGTCTACGCAGCGTTTGGCGATGCAGCCCCGCGCTTCCTGGACGGCGAGGCCCTACTTGCGTACCGCCGCCGTGTCACGACCGATCTGAAAAAGCACAGCGCGGTCTGGAAAGGCGTCGATCTGGATACCATCAAGAGCGACGAAGCTTTTGACATCGCGGAAAACCAGATCATGTCCGACAGCATGGGCGTGGCTTTGAATCCCACGGACATCCCGGTTGGTGTCCTGCGGGAAATCAAGAATCGCGACAAGACCGGTCGTGAGATCAGCACCTTCTACGGTCGTTCGAAGGATTGGATGGGTTCATTCTCCGGTCCGGGTCGCAAGGCACGTATTGTTGCCCGGCCCAACGGCAACAACACCCTGAACTAAGAGGAACAAAATCATGGTTGCGACTATCAACATTCAGCCCAATCTGACGACCAATGCAGCGGGTTCATTTCCGAATCCGTCTACCGGCGGCGTCATTCAGGGCACGGCTTACGGCGATCCCGCTGTCCGCTATCAGCTTGCCGGCGGTATCCTGGCAAGCACCGAAACCCTCCCCATGTGGGGCGGCGTTGCCATTACCGAGTACATTTCCCAGCCGGTCTCAGCAGGCGGACCGTTCAATACCGCCCTGGGGAATTCCATCATCCGGGCGACGACCGTAGCGGCCATTACCGGCTTCTCGGTCTTCGATCAGAACTACTCCGCCATTACCACCCCGACCTCGGAAGTGGGTCTGGTGGGCTCTGGCGGGATGGTCAACTTCTACCGCTACGGCTCCAACGCCCGCATCGCGGTGGCTTGCGATCCAACCCTGGTCGATCTCGAAACCGGCGTCATCAACCCGAATGTAAGCTGGGACCTGGTCAATCAGCTCCTTGTTCCTTACGTGGGCACGCTGACCATCAGCTCCGGTACCTACAATAACACGACTGGCGTTGTTACCTTGACCATGTCGGCCCCGATTGCTTTCGGTCCCGGCGATTCGATCATTGTGTCAGCCCTGACAGGTACCGGTTCGTACGCGGGCCTTGATGGCACGTTTACCGCTTTGGCCGGCACTACGGGATCAACCGTGGTTTACAATGCCGGTGCAGGTGTGGGCGCTTCCACGATTACCGGCGGATCGCTGACTTTGGGTTCGGGCGCATCACATGCCCTGAATGCCCGAGTGCTGGAAGTCATTTCGTCCAACAACATGACCGTCACCTATAACGCGACTACGGGTAATGCCTCGTGGAATCGGAATAGTTGCGCGGCCATCATTCTGATCTAAGGAGACATAAAACATGTCAAGTCTTGCACCAGCCCTCGTTACCGTTAGCCCCCACTATATGGAGCCCCGGATCATCCTGCCCTATACCCAGGCCAGCGGTGCGTTCGATACTCTCTATGGCGGGGAAATGCAGACCCGCCTGTCGGACGGCGATCTGTATGCTTATGTAAAACGCATGGACGTCCGCAACAAGGTTGCTGCCGGCCAGTCCGCCTACAACAACCTGCCGTCGATCAGCACCACCATCTCGCTGGTATCCACGCCCACCTATCTGCTCCGGGTGCGCGCGGAATACGATCATCACGATACCGCTGCCAACGCCCGATGGGGCGTCAGCATTGTCGAGGCCCAGCGCCTCGGTATGCGGCAGGGTCATTTCCAGCTTGCCCGCACGGGCCTTCTCTCTGGCTTTAATCCGGCCAACGGCGAGGGCTTGCTCCACGCATCTGGAGCGACCACCGTCAGCCTGCCCCCGGATGCGTTTAACAACGATACCATCGTCACCTACGACAACGGTCAACTGGCTTTCTACATTCTCAGCCAGATTCTTGCGATCAAGACCCGTACCAATACCCTGGGTATTGGCCGCAAGTTTACCATCCTGGGACCGCAGCGTGATCTGGGCCAGATGGAATACCCCAACATCGTCCAGCTTACGCAATTCCAACGCGTGGGTGCCGGCACGACCTCGACCGCCGGTGTGGTCAAGGAAGTTCTGGATACCAATGATGATGAAATTCTGTGGTGCTATGACGACACCCTGATCGGTGCTGGCAGCGGCGGTGCGGATGCCATTATCATCACCATGCCAGAAGTCCAGAAGCCGGATGGCGGCAAGATCAACACCAACGAGTTCGCCAAGCTGGAGCCGGGCTTCGACGCCTGCACCCTTCAGTACAATGACATGGCAGCCCCGCGTGAGATTCCGACGCCCATCCCCGGCGGCGCAATCGATGTGTTGTCCGAATGGCGCATCTCTTCCGGCTGGGCCGTCCGCCCGGAAGCTGTAACTGTGTTATCAGCGACCTACGAATAACGTAGTTAGATCCGGCTAGGGGGATACCCCGAAGAGTAGGCTATCCACCTACCTGCCGTGTCTTCACTTTGGATTGAACCGGGAGGTTCTTGTGGCAAAAAGAATACCGTGGTGCGCGTTCTGTGTTTACATTTATTTTCGTTTGACTGGAATTCCTTGTTATGTTGGACAAGGAAATAAAGACCGACCTTTTAAGCACATTAAAAGAGCTTTACGAGGTCAACACACTAATCTTCATCTGGCCCGCATTATTCGTGGAACAAAAGGTAAGCTACCTGTTTGTGTAATTAGAACTGGCTTAACGCGTAAAGAAGCCGTTGAAATGGAAATGGCTTTGATTAAAGTAATAGGTCGGGAAGATTTAGGAACAGGCCCGCTTGTTAATCGAACGGATGGTGGGGAAGGCCCTACAAATATGATTTTTTCCAAATCTGCCAGAAAGAAAATTAGTCAAGCCGGGTTGGGTAACCAATACGCTGTTGGTGGATCGAAAGACCCCGAAGTTCGACGCAAAGCAGATGCAATTCGTTCAAAAGCATCTTTAGAGATGTGGGCCGATAAGAAACGACGTGCAGAAATTGTCACGGCTCAAAAGGCTTTTTGGACACCAGCAAAACGTAAAGCACAAGGTAAACGAATATCTGAATGGGTACGTGCTGCCAAACTAAGAAAAGCACTAGAACTACTTACTACTTAAACCATCTAACAGGAGGTCCAAATGCAATTCAATTCCACTACAGCAACCGGGGCGCTGTACATTGCCAACGCCCGCAAACAAGATCATCTCTTTGAATTCCGCCTGAGCGGTCAAAAGACCCCAAGGCGTTACCCGATTCCGTCGCTAACCCAAGTTAATATCGGGGGCCGCAACGGGCTGACTGGCATGGAGATCGAACAGATCGTCAAACAGCACCGCAAGTATGGGTTGGTATCGGTTGATGAAATTGACCACACCCGCCCGTTCATTGGCCTGATCTACTCAACCAACAAGCCAGTCAGCGTCGCCAACCTGCAATTTACCATCAAGCACAACGACGAGGTGCTGATGGAAAGAGGTCAGGAAATTCGCAAGGCGGCGGCCATCGCTACCAATAACGCGCTGGAAAGCAGCCCGGAATTGAAGCGTATGGGGGCGAATATTGATGAGCTGGAAATGACTATCGTGGAGCAGGAAACCAAATCAAACCCGGAGCCGACTTTGGCCGAGGGCGTGGTGGTCTCCAAGGATGCCCGCGAAGAGAACGAGCCGCAAGGCAAGCGTCAAGCCCGCAAGGCACGTAGCCGGTGAGTATCACTGACCCGCCGACCTTGGCGGGCTTCTCAAGTTGGGTATACGGTGTGATGGGGGTGCCGGTATCGGCACTCCCCACCAACTCCCCTGCCCTGGCTTTCGCCTACGACTTTGCAATCGCAATTGTTAACCCGGCCTTGGCTGGGCAATCGTGGGGGCCATGTTATCCAGGATCGTTCTATAGTGGTCCTTTGTATACCGCAGCGGTTTATAATTTGGGTGGGGACAACCTGATCAACTATGCCCCCGACACAGGAACAACGACCCCGCCCACCTATTGGGCTATGCTCCGAGCGCAGTTCAAGATCAACGCGTTTGTTGCTGGGGTGATTTCCAGCACGTCGGATCAGAGTACATCGGAGAGCCTTGAGGTGATTGAGGCGGCTAAGACTTTCCTTCTGTCGGACCTTCAGAATTTGAAAACTCCGTATGGTCGCGCGTACCTTGCAATCGCGATGCGATTTGGGTCGTTGTGGGGACTGTCATAGAAATGCCAATCTTACATCTCGGAATTTTAGATTTACCTTACAAACACCCACCCAAGACGCAAGCCAAGGCCCGCAAGGGAAAGGCTGCCCGCCCAAAGAAGGGTGTCAGCACGACGACTACTGGTGAGGTGGCTGAGATATTGGAACGGAAATATCACGTGATGGAAGTGTATTTCCAGCTAAACGAAAAGCCTATTGTGGCTGATCTGACTGCAAAGCTGCAAAGCTCCCTGGACAGGGTCATGATGGGTGGGCCAATCCCCACCAACCCTTTCGCTGGGGCCACAGATAAGATCGAGACGGGCTTCAAGAAATTCCTCAGCAATCAGGAGATGGAGCAGATTGGCTACCCCGGCGTGCCAACAATGGCCGCGCTGAAAGGGGTCAACCCGCGCCTTGCCCATCCCTATGCCAAAGGCAATCCACGCCGACCTTCTTTTATTGCGACGGGCCAGTACATGACAAATTTTAAGGCATGGATTTCGTAACATGATACCCATGAAATCGACCCAAGACAAAGCCATTCAGAACCCCACGTCCCATCAATTTATTCCTGGGTTGGGTTACATTGACCACGGCGAAGAGGTCGGGGGGAAAAGGATGCTCCCCGCTTTTAAAGCGTGTCGTCCTGGACCGAAAGCCAAGGAAGAATCGTTGCACAATCTGACCAACGCTTACGGGACAAACACGGTCATGCGCTGGCGCGGCGGCGCGTGGTGGCATCCTACCTCAATCAGGGCTGGTAACCGCATGGCTTGGGGGCCTGAGTATTTTGGCAAACAAGGCTGGACCTATAAAGGACCCGCTAAATAAATGGTTGGCGTTGCCGAGGCGTCCGGCACACAAGGGACACCGCTAGAAGCCGCCATCAAGCTGGGGCTGGACACCCTTTCGCTTGACCAGACGATCACGTTCAACAAATACGTGCGCCTGGTCCTGCCTTTGGATGGTTTCGTCTTTTGGGTCAAAGCCGGTCTGGTCGCATCGACCCATTCAGCCCTTTACAATACCTCGCTCTATAACGAGGCCAATTACAACGCACCGTATTTACCGCCCCCCGATCCCTCGACCCTGTCGATCACGATCCAAGGCTCGCTGCATTACGCCACGATGATGCAGCAAGAGTCCGCTGAGAACTTTTCGATCAATCAGGTGGTGTTTACCGCCGAGAGCAAGATCGACGCCTTCAATCAGATTGGCCCCAATGTCCTGTATATTGCAGAGCCTTTGGACCCGCCGCTGGAAGGCATCCGCTTTGCTTTCTCACAGCGCGCCCCGTACTACGAGCAGGCCAATCTGTACCATTATTCCGGTCAGGCGATCTACGCCGACATGGAAACCCAGATCATCGACGAAGTAGAACAGATCAATACCAGCCAACAGATTGTCTCCAATAGCCTGCCGATCTGGTTGTCAATGAACAATTGGGATCAAATGCCTTGGGATGCGTTTGGTAATGATGTCCCGCTGTTCCCGTCCTTTTTGGCCCAGCAAAACCTGCGCCCACCCTTTGGCACGGTCCATATTGGGGAAGAGGATACCGAAGCGTTGCAGGATTTTCCTACGCTGGGGCCGACCTATTCGCACAGCCAGCTTTGCCGAGACAAGGTCCGGATCACTTTTTACGGTCTGAATAACAATACCGCGTTGGGCTTCCAGGATTTTGTCAACCAGTTCAGCACCAACTACGGCACGCTGGGTATTACCAACATGCCGGTTATGCGCGACGAAAAACGACAACAGACAGAGCTGCTCGCCATCGCCCAAAAGAAGTCAATTCTGTTTGATGTAACATATAATCAGTCGCAAGCCCGCAACATTGCCCGGCAACTGATCAAACGGGCAATCCCATCCTACATCTTTGGTTCCAACCTGTCCTACAACATCTAAGGAGAATAAGTTAATGTCTCAGAACCCGATTCCCGCCCTTGCCTACGGTACCAGCCCGACCAAAGCCGCCGTCCTCATTCAAACCGATGCCAACGGCGACGTCATTGGTAGCGGCGGCGACGCTCTAGTAGTCACGGGGGCCGCTGTCATGTCGAACGCCCTCCACGTCTTCAGCGTGATTGGTGGCCCGATCCAGATTCTTTCCCTCGTTTCAATTTGCCAGACGGCGAATGATTCAACCGCTTCAACCGCGCAATGGGCGACGCTGTCAACCTTGGGCGCTCTTGCCGGCACTATCTCTGCCGCGTCCGCGTCCCTCGCCTCTGCTGCAATTGGCGAGATGCTCGTTCTTCAGGGCACGGCGCTAAATACGGCGTTACTACTGGAAGCGACTGGCGTGGGCATCACGGCGGTTCCTGGATCTATTGTCGTCCAAGCGGGTGCGATCAACCTGACCATTGCCGTAGGCTCCACGACCGGCACATGGAAGCACTACATGCGTTATCGCCCGATTGCAGCCGGGGCAACCGTCACCAATGCGTTCTGATAATGCCTGACCGCAAACACAAGGAACTCATTACATGACAAATAACATCACTACGGTCCAGGTCAGCGTACTAGTTGCCCCAGCACCGGCTACGCTCCAGGAAACCGGGGCACTTATCAGCCAGGGGGGAACCACGCTGACCGCCGGCAACAGCGCGTTGCTGACCCAGCTTGCTGATCTGACGCCTTTGCTGGCGGGGGCGATCACCCTTTCCAGCCTAACATCGGCTGGCGCAGTCGCGACTGCAACCATTGCAACAACCACCATCGCTTCCGGTACTTATAACTCGACCTCGGGCTTGGTGGTTCTTACGCTTACCGCCAGCCTTGGGGAAGGGCCAAATACCTGGGTTTCAATTAGTGCCTCGGCGGGTACGGGCAGCCATACTGCTATTGAAGGTAATTTCCTCGCGGCGGTGGGCTCAGCCGGCACTACGCTGGAGTACACTGTTGCCCCGGCTTTGACCATGACTATCACAGGTGGTAATGCCCAAATCGATCTCGGTACCGTTGCTGATACCTTTTGGACCACCGTCGCAGGGTCAACTATAGCGGGGTACAACGGCACGGTTTTGGCAACCGTTGCCACAGCCACCACGTTTACTTACGCCGTTGCCAGCGGGCTAACCTCGCCGGCTACCGGCACCATTACCTATACCCCGCGCGGGATAAACGAGTTGGTGCAGATGGTGACAACCTTCTTTGCTCAGGGGTCGAGCATTGGGGTTTGTGTGCTGGAGCTTGGAGCTGGTGAAGCCGCCGCCGGTGTGACGGCGCTTATCACCTACATTACTGCCAATCCCAACAGCGCGTATACGGCGGGGGCGGATGGTTATTTCTACGCTTACCTGATTCCGCGCTCATGGGATGGTGTTGGCTCGTTTGTTTCCTTCCTGGCCAACTATGAAAGCAATACGGCACAGACCTACTTCTTTGTGACTACCACGCTTTCAAATTATCACTACTATACCAAGACCATGAAGGATGTCTTCGCCCTTATTGAAGCGCCGGCAACGACGCCTACTGAATTCAGTCAAGCGTCGGCCTTCTACAACCTATTGAATCAGAACCCGTCCGCGACCAACAAGGTGCCACCCTTTGCTTTCACTTTCCTGTATGGGGTGACATCCTATCCCACCAAAGGCAACAGCGCCCTGCTTTCCACCCTTAAAGCCGCCAACATCAATGTGGTGGGCACCGGGGCACAGGGGGGCATCAGCACGGCCACCTTGTTCTGGGGCACCACGGCAGACGGCAATCAGATGACCTATTGGTACTCGATTGACTGGATTCAGATCAACGAACAATTGGAAATTGATAACGCTATCATCAACGGCTCCAATAACAAAACTAACCCGCTTTATTACAACCAGGTGGGCATCAATCGGCTGCAACGCGTTGCCCTGACTACGGCCCAAAATGCGGTGACCTTTGGCATGGCTAATGGTCAGGTAATATCAACCGGCCTAGATGGCCCGGCCTTTACCGACGCCATCGATGCGGGAACTTATAACGGTAAGGTTGTAGTTAATGCTGTGCCGTTCCTTGCTTACGTTTCCGAACGTCCCAGCGATTACGGAACCGGTGAATATGATGGCCTGACCCTGCTCTACATCACACAGAACGGGTTCATCCATATCCTGTTCAATATCACAGTTACCAATTTCCTCATCGTCTAAGGAGCCCCTAACAAATGAGCAATCCCCTGGTGGACCAAGGCGTCCTCTCGCGTTTAGTAGCATCAACTACCCTTGATAATTTCCCTGAATTAAATGTCACCGCATCTTATCTAGGCAAGGAAGGCATTAAACTTGCTTTGGAAGGTGAAGCGGCAACCTACATCAACACCATGACGGGTGGTGTGCCGTCGCCCGAGCCTTACCAGATTTGCAATGTTACCATCTACCTTTTGAAGACTCAGCCGCTTTCCGCTCAATATAAAGCACAATACGAAACCAATGTTCTACTTGGCAACATGACCGTCCGTCCTGATGTCAGCTTTGGTCTTACCCCTTATGATCTAACCAACTGCTCATTAGTGGGTATTGCGGCCCAAGACTATTCTGGTCGTGATGCCGGTTGGACAGTCTCCATTCGTGGATATTACGAAATCAACGGTGGGCTCTATCAGTAATTGACTTAATCCCCATTAACCCCAAGGAGGTCCGGCCTTGAAACTTGACAAGAAACTGAATCTGGTAATCCCCATAGAGAGGGGTGACCCTGTCATCAAGGATGACGGTTCTGTTACACCAAACGTTGCCGCCTATGTTTTTTCCATTCCTATCAGCCAACCTGCTTTCGAGATCAACTATAATCTCATCGCCCGTACCTTTACCAAAATAACAACAGGGGGCTTTGGTACTGTTGCCGGTCCTCGCACCGCTGCCATGCTCATGCGTGCGACGGCAAAGGAAATGGGCGACGAAGCTGCTGCTACCAATCTTCAAACAGAAATCAATCGCCTCTCCATGTTTGCCTTTATGGGTAAGGGGGGATGGGAAAAGCTCCCCCTTGCCGAGGCGCTAACAAAAAAGCTGTTGGATGAGGATGAATCAAGCGAGGTGGAAAATGCCCTCGCTTTTTTTATTGTAGCTTCGTCGATGTATCGAAAGTCGGAAAACCGGGCTTTGATGCTTGGGCTGGCTTCTCTGTGGGGGGCACTACCAACTGCGTCGACCTTTACGGATTTTCTCGCTTCCTTGACGACATCGATAGAGACCGCCCCTTCCATCAAGAAGGCGGTATCGTCGGTGCCGCGCTAGATTGGGTAGCCAACGAAGGCTTTGGTGAATTCTTTGGGCAGTTTCCTGAGATGGAATTCGAGACCGCTCACGGCTTCCGTCAGCGGTATATTTTGGCCACTATGAAACAAAGGATCAGGTAGTTGCCGAAAAGTATCATCGAAATTGATGTCGAATCTTCCAGCTTCAATGAATTTTCTGAGCTGTTTGAAAAGTATCAAGCCAAGGTACAGAAGCTTCCCGGTGCGTGGGGCAACGTCAATAAGGAAATCAAATCCGGCTTCGAAACTGCTACCGCAGCCCTGCTCGCCCAGGGTGAGTTAAACCGCCGTGCCCTAACCGCCTCATCCGAAGCTGCCAACAGCGCCCGTTCTGTATCGGGATATTGGAAAGAAGCAGCAACCAATGTTGGGACCTTCTCCAACAAGGTCCTGGGAAGCGTCAAATCTCTAATTGAAATGACAGGCATTGTGGGGGCCGTGGGCGGCCTTGTTGGAATGGGGGGCCTGTGGGGCCTTGACCGTCTTGCCGGGTCTGTGGGCAACGCCCGCATGGCTAATCAGGGCCTTAACATAGACCAAGGCACCCGCGTAGCATTTGGCCTGAATATGGGCCGAATCGTGGGTAACCCCAGTGCTTTATTAAGCGATGTTAATGCGGCCCTTCACGATCCATCCCAGCTCAGCCGCCTTTATGCAGCGGGAGTAACTAACACCCAAGGACGGGATACCGGGCAGGTTTCTCTTGAGCTGCTGGATAAATACAAACAGCTTGCCGATCAGACCAGCCCACAAATGCTGGGGGCGGTACTTCAGGCGCACGGGGGCCTCATCAGCCTTGAAGATTTTGTGCGCCTGAAGTCGTTGTCCACTAAAGAATACTCTGACATCAAAAAGCAAACCGCCGCTGATGCAATTACTGCCACGCAGACTGACAAGGTCATGCGGGATTTTCAAGAACTTAATAATCGGCTGCGTGGTGCTTCAAATAACATTGAGGCCGCTTTTATCCGAGGCCTCGATCCGCTTATTCCCAGCCTTA